AGATAGAAGTTTGTTTTCCCATTTAAATATTTTAAAATATTTCTAATAATATATTTAACTAGTCCTGCTTCGGAAAATGCCTTCTCCCAGAAACGCATAGTCTCGTACTTATTATTATGATCTTCTTTTATTTTATGAGCTTCCTCTTGCTTTTGGAGAGTATCCCCTTTTACAGATGCAAATGTATCGACCTTACTACATAATTCTTTATACTCTATAATTTTATTGTATTGTGACGAAGGGATAGGGACATGCTGTAGCTGGTTATTCCTATTGCATAACTGTTCCTCAAATTCAGCTACGGATACCTCACATTCCCGAATAAGATACATAATATGTTTGGGATGATGCGAAACATCTATAGGTTGGTTACACTTATCACAAATTTCCTGAACTGTTGGGTTCTTATATTTATTAGCGAGATCCTCACACCTGTCTTGGAGAGCATCAATCTCCTTCTCTATGCCTGCTATGTGCCCCCCTACACTCCTGTTATTTTCTTCTATCGCCAAAATATCATTCAGATCAGTATCCAGAATGGTACTGTCGTACTTTCCTTCCACTTCTCTCTTAAGCTCCTCTACCTTTTTTACCTTCCCATCTAATTCTCTAATGGTTTTAGTATGCTCGTTAATTACCGCGTCCTGTCTCTTTATCTCTAAGGAATAGTTAGACTTCAATTTCTTTACTGAATCTCTCATCGAGAAAAGATTCTCTAGATTCAGGAAATTTTTAATAATTATTCTTTTATCCTCAGGAGTAGCACTAATGAACTCAATATTATTTTGTTGTCCGAAAATCGTAGTTGCTAGAAATACCTTATAATTTGTCCCCAGAAACTCTTCTATTAGCTTTTGGGTATTGGTAGCATTATCCTTCGTCTTTTCCTTTCCCCCAACAAAAAAGCGAAGAAATGTGGGCTTTTTTCCCCGTTCAATAACAACATTAGTATTTACAGTGATCCTTACTGAACAATTCTTCTTAGAATAAAGATTGATTAGAGCATCCTCAGTAGATTTTCTAATAGTCCTCCCAAACAAACCCCATACTACAGCTTCAATAAGGACACTCTTACCTGATCCATTAGACCCTCCTGTATCTCTATTCTTCCCCTCTAGAAGAACTAAGCCTTTAAAATTATCAAAATTGAGGACTACATTTTTTATAGAATAAAAGTTTTTAATCTCTACCTTGTTTATTTTCATGTATTAGTTGTAAGCCTTCTAGTAATTTATCTTTACTAATCTGGGTAGGACTAGCGTTTATATATCTCTCTATTATTTCCTCGCTGATTTCCACTACAGGGTTGATAGGGTCAAAATCACTCTGCTCATCTCTATCATCAAAAACAGCCTTGTATTTTACTTCCACATAACCTACCTCCAATTGATCTATTAGCTCTGCTATATTCTCTCTGTCCTCCTTGAGGGTAGACAGATTTATTCGTAGCAAAGTAAAGTAATTGGGATCGTTAATCCAATCTAGATTCTCTTCCACTAAATCCTGATCCATAATCAGATGTCTAGGCCCAAAATCTACAGGATAAATATCAATTTTATGATCAAAATCCACAATAGCATAATAATTTTCCTTCTTATGCTCTGTATAATTTGTAGTATAAGGAGTACCTAAGAGGGTGACGTTTTCTGTTCTACCATAACGGTGAATATGTCCCAAAATAGTAGGAGAAGTAAACTCAGAAATGTTGATACCAAAATCAGCATCCCCAGCGGAATTAAGAGAACCCCGATACCCAAAGTGACCATATACCATATAATCTTCAGGGACCTCTGCCAAAAGTTCTTTAATTTTTTCTTCATCTTCATAATGGGGAATAAAATATTGTCTAGTTAGATCATCACGATGAAAATAGGTAACGACCTCTACTTTATTAGACTCCAGTAAACTAAGGGCAGTCACTCCATCATCAGATTTATTTTCACTATCATGATTTCCTCTAAGAATATACACCTTGTTTATACGGGGGGAGATAAAATCAATCACCTCTTTCAGAGCTAAGAGAACTCTGGGGTAGGGCTTCCTATGCATCATAAGATCCCCCAAGAATACTACAGAGTCCAGATCCTTGTGGTCGCTGTGTGCGATATTAAAAATATCTTTAACTGCGTCAACCTGAGCTTCCAACAAACCAAAGGGTTTGTTATCGAAATGTAAATCTCCTATTACTAATGTTTTTACCATTTTTGTATGGGGCAGCTTTCAGAATTCATTTTAGTTTTTAGAGATAGTGTACAGCCACAAATTACACACTTTCCTTTTAAAAAATGCTCACATTTTTTACAAATCTCCATACGCTCCTCTGAATTTAAAGATGTTTTACACCCTCCCGCTCCCCAGCAATAAATAGCTTTAATAAATCTAAAAATTAACTTCATTTGTCAAAAGTAAACTCCTTACCATCTCCAAACGATCTCCCCACCTCTGCGTCAATCTTGAAAGGAATATCAAAATAAATATTAAATATCTCTTTTATTGTAGGATAGTTTACCAATTCGTCATAAATAATGTCTAAACACTGTTGTTCTTCTTCGTAAGGACAAACAACTTCTACACTGTCATGCACAGTAGCTACAGGCCGAGCCAAGAGGTTATTATCTTTAAACCTCCGAGAAATACCCAGAAGACCACACAATAAAATATCAGAAGCAGTGCTTTGGATAGTAAAGTTAAGTCCTTGACGGAGGGCTCTGTTAACAATGCTCCTATCAGGAGAACGGATATCAGGCAGATTCCGATGCCTGCCAAATATAGTATAAGCGTACCCATTAGTTCTAATAAAATCATTCACAAACTCCATGTACTCAAAGATACCAGGGTACACATTCTGGTAATTCTTAATAATCTTTTCTGCTCTCCTAAGCGAAATACCTACTGTCTCGGAAAGATTAAAAGCCCCTCCTCCGTACACAATGAGGAAGGATACTGTCTTAGCAATCTGCCTCTCTTCTTTTGTGACCTTCTCTTTATTAAAGAGAAGTTGTGCGGTGTAGGTATGCAAATCAGCACCCTCAAGGAATGCCTTCTGCATGTTACCCTCCTTCGCTATGTGAGACAGAACACGCAACTCCATAGCTGCGTAGTCCACCGTTATAAATGAGTACCCAGGAGGCGCTGTGAAGATGCTCCTGACATTTGTAGTAGTATCACGGGGAAGGGTGTGGAATGATACTCCCATCGCTTCCTGGGCGTTGTAGGCCGCACAGGAGAGTCTACCTGTAGTGGTCCCATCAAAGCGGAAGTCTACATAGATTTTATTCTTCTTATTGTATGCAATAGCTTTCTTTGTACCCTTGATATAGGTCTTAGTAATCTTCTCTGATTTTCGCAAATTCAGTAGACCTTTAAGAAATTTCTTGGCCTCCAGCAGATCCTCGATGCTCTTGGAAGCAATGACAGATTTGCTAATCTTCTTGCCCTCGTCTCTGTGTTGCCACTTACTCACGATTCTTAAGTTCCTCTTCAATATGTTCCAACAATAGTTTAAGAGTGGGAGCGGACACAGAAGGACTTCCTTTCGCAGTTTTGTCAGGAGGGTACAGTCCCAAAGCCCCATCCCTAGTATATATAATTTCTATCAAATCATTATTGGATGCTTCGCTCCTAACTCCTTACCTACCTTCTGGAGCACATCCGTATCTACATCAAGCCCCTCATACTCCATCTCTGCGAAAACCTCAAGAGATGGCATTACCACCTGTTCAATTAGTTTAAGCATAGAACCCTCCCCTAGCTTCTCATAGATTAGATCGAAGAGCTTTAAGGTAAAATACGAATCCAAAGCATTACCCTCACAGCAGTCGGAGAGAGGCATGTTTTTCCAATCGAATTTTTTCGGATTGTTGATGGTGAGCATGGCTATATATTAGAGACGATGGAGCTTAATTATGCCAATAGTTGGTAAGAAACATTTTAGTTATAGCAAAAAAGGGAAATTGGCTGCTAAAAAGTATGCTAAGAGGTTAGGGAAAAAGGTAATACATAAAAAGAACCCAGGTTTATACGTAGAAATGCATGGCGAATCTATGGAAAAAAAACATACCGCTTATTTGAATTTAGTTAAAGAAATTATGGCTGCGCGGGAGAGGGGTGAAGTCCATCCAATGGATCAGGGCTCGCGTGTAGATTATGCGGCTACTTTAAAAAAGATAGGTCCAGCAGCAGAGGGAGTCCGAAGAGGTCAACAACGGAAAGAGGCTTTTCGCTCTTTAGCAAAAAGAATAGAACTTAGAAGAGGATTACGATGAATGATTATGAATACGAATTAATTGGTGAATCAATTTGGGATACTTATAAAAATATGGCTTATCTATTATCTGAAATTAGTTTAGAGTACATAGGTAGGGCAGCAGCGAGTGGTTTTAGGGCGCGTCAAGGCCAACCCCAGGATCTGGGCCAGCCGGGAAGTCGGACAGCGCGAGGGGGTAAAGATCCAGGTCGGGACGCGGCAATGAAGAGAATTCGGAGAAGACTAGGTGCGCCACAAGGGTATGAGGGTTCGCCAGAGGCGAGGACATTCCAGACCAGATTCTTTGCCCACCTTGATCCAGACGCCCCGCCCGAGGGCACTGTTCCTCCCACGCATCCACACGCACGAAGGAAAAAAACCGACCCAAGCCCATTAGCACAGCGTACAGTAAGGCCAGAACTTGGGAGGAGTAGGTCCAGAGGGAACAAAAATGGTAATGGCAGTAAACAAACCTCCACAAACCCGAACCCCACAACAAGGGAAGCCTTACGAACCGAACCACTCAAACACCTACGAGCTAGGGAAAAAGGAAATCAGTAGTAATCATGAATGACAAGCAATATGAATCTATAGCTGAGTCCATGTGGAATACCTATAAAGGGTTAGCTTCATTTATATATGAAAAAAGTATAAAACCTCAAAAAGGAGAGCCTGGGTATAGTAAAAAGAAGAGAACTAAATTAGGACAAACCCTAAGAGGAATCAAGCAGGCTGGGCAACGATATGCCTCCGTAGAAGGAGGCCAAGAGGCTCCCTCTATAAAGTATGCAGCCGTTGAACCTCATATTACTGCTGCTGAATTACGACGAAAGGCAGAGATTGAATCAGGAACGGGTACACCTGAAGGAAGTCTAGCTACGCGAGTATTTAGAGGATCCAGAACACGCACAGGAACACGCCGCTCCTAAAGATCCTCCAACTCCGTAGGAAAATATATTTATGAACAAGTATCAATTAATTGGTGAATCAATTTGGAATATTTACAGAAGTATGGCTTATGTTATAGCAGAAGTAAAAACTCCTGGTGGGCAGAGAAGAAAATCGACTGTTGATCCTGGTCCTAAGGTCCCAAGAGATCCGAAGGATATAAAAAGACTTGCTTTACAAAATCAATTAAGTACGGCTAAAACTGAGGGCGCAAGAGTAGCACTACGAAGGCAGATTGCTGCTCTCTAAAGATCCTCCAACTCGGTAGGAAAGTAAAGCTTCACCAAGTCCATCAAACTCTTAGGCATGTTCTCATCAATAAAATGATGCATAATCTTGGTGTCCCACACATTCTTTACATAGATTCCGTAATTAATCAAGAACTTTAGATCGAACTTAGCATTGTGAAATACCTTCTTGCTTTTTGGGTTCTCTAGTATTTGCCGTAGACTCACCCACAATGCTCCCTGGTGCTCATCAACAAAGGGAGAGTCCTTATGATCACACGGAATTACCCATGTTCTTTCCCTACATGAGATAGCAATCGTCATAATACTATCCTCTAGGAAATTAAGACCTGTAGTTTCAATATCACAAGCTAAGGTCTCTGTGGAATCCTTCAACTCATCAGCTAAAGTCTTAACCTGTTCGATATCTAACAGAACCTCATAACTAAAGTTTCCCTTGCTCTTCTTCTTGAGAATATACTTCTCATAAGCGTTGGTAATGTCCCGTTTGAAGAGGGTATTGAATCTAGGCTCTCGAATTACAGAATAAGGATGATAAATAGGGACAACAGTTGCTGTATGTCCTGCCTTTGTTGTAAATTCAAAAGATGTACCTCTCTTATTTAAGATTCCGCTCTTCTTGATTAGCATCTTCATCGCTAGATTACCACAAGGGAAGATTAAAGTAGGCTTTACCCTATCTACCGTCGCTTCCAAGTGCGCCCTGCACAGCTTCATATTATCAGGAGACATGTCTCCTTCTTTAACCGAAGGACATTTTACAGAGGCAGCACAAACAAAAGGTTCATGGTATGCATCTTTAAGGAGGTCCATTTCCTTGTCGGAGAAAGAACACACCTTCCCAAAACGATAACGAAAAGAATCAGATAAAAATAATGTGGGACTTTCTTGCAAATCCTTATAATCCATGTGTGAATGACATGGTTTAATTTTACTAAGGATTGTGCAACCCTCACATAAAGGGTTGTCCGAACTTACTTTATGACCAGAATACAAAGTTTCTAAATCAAACATACTATTATATGTTGTGAAAAATTATTATATTAATAACGAAGAATTTGAAAAGCTCATCTTGTTATACAAGGAGGATCCCAAAGCTCACGAAGAAGAGCTAGTATCTTTATTTGATATCCTTATTACTAATATCATAGAATCTTTTAAATTTCAAGTAGACCGTGATGATGCAAAACAGGATTGTTTTACTTTAATTTTAAAAACCGTTAAAAACTTTAAACCCCGTAAGGGGACTGCTTTCAATTATTTTACGACAATAATAGTAAACAATCTCAAACTTCTCTATACTAGAGAGAAAAAATATCAAAAAAAGATTGAATCCTATATAGAAACGCAGAAAGATAAATTTAACTAAGTTTTAGAGTTTTTAATATTCTGGACAAGTAATCTTCCGATATAAATTTATCGGAACGCATCTGTATTAGATGAGGAATTTTTGTGGTTTTGAATATCATAAAACTATGGGGCATTCGAAAACTATCAACGATATATAGTGTCTCCCCTTTAGAATTACTTGAATATTTTTCCTTTAAATTCTCAACTAATTTCATGGAAAATTCATCCCATAAAGAAACAAATAAAATACTTACAGATTTTGAATCCCTCTTGAAAATCTTAATAACTTTATTTAAATCATTCTCTTTTGAAAGAAATTTCAAATGAAACATTTTATTAATCTTTTTTCACGTATTTTCGAATCATATCATCTTGTGGGATATCATCTCTGATTTTCCCCTCACCAGATAGATCATGCTCCAACACTCTGGTATCTGCTAGTCTAACTGTTCCATCGTCACCCTCCAAAACAGTAATACCTGAAGAAGCTAACTCTTCCTTATTCTCTAAGGCATATTTTTTTACAAGTTCAGCTAATTCATTGTTCATCCCCTCAATTCCAGTAAGAAATATTGTTTTTAAAAAATCTGAATCTGGAACGTCCAGAGGTTTAACCAACTGTGCGAAGTTTTTATAAGCTACAGCTTCGTCTTTATTTAAATTAATTTGTATTCTCATACGATTATTCCTTCTATCTCTAACCTTAATTTTCCAAGTATCTACATTAAATTTAATAGTATCTACAGGTTTATCCATTTCACTATTATAGTAGGAGGACGAATTTATGGAAGATAATTACGATATTTCTAATCTAAAAGAAAAAAAGAAGATCAACAGCAGGACCAAGGGTAGCTCCTTTGAACGCCAAATATGTAAGATACTTAATAAACGCTTTAATACTACTGAATTCTGTAGAAGCCCTGGGTCTGGTGCTTTTGCTACAACACATTCATTGCCTGAACATTTAAAAATATATGGAGATATAATAACACCTAAAGAATTTAAATATTGTATTGAATGTAAAAAAGGATATAATAACCAAAATTTATATAGTCTATATAATTATAATAGCGAGTTCTGGGGATTTGTAAACCAATGTGAAAAAGATTCGAAAAAGTGTTACAAAATCCCAATGGTGATATTCAAACAGGATAGACAACCTATACTAGCCATAGTACCTGCTTATATTAAGTTTGGAAATCAGTATAAATCTATTCAAATATTTAAAAAACTAGATGGATTTATTATTAGCTATAATATTTATCTATTTGAATCTATACTTGAAAGCTATGATGCTCTGTGGATGAAGTAAGGAGCTTCTCCAGAAGTACATGCTGGCCTTTTAAGAACTCATAGAATATATCAGAAGTAGTTTCACCATAGCTTTCAAGTAATTGAAGCATCTTGTTATTAGTCTCACATATCCAGTTAGCTGATGAAGCTTGTCGTTGAAGACCCAATCTCATCGTAATAGATTTCCCATCTTCAGCAGGAAATGTTAAGAAAACAGTAGCACCTTTTACAGAAATATCCAATTTAGGGGGATCCCCGTTTGCTATACGAGTCTTATCGCCCTCATAAGTCTCTCCTAATCTTCGAACTAATTCGTTATGATCGTAATAAAAAGTTTCTCCATTTGGTTTACTAACTATTTGAGCTAACTCTTTCATGTCCATAGTTATCATCCCAGCAACATTAACCATATAAGCTCTAGCATCAGCACTTTTAGTAGGATCCGCTAAATCTTGTTCGATTTTAGTAAGCATATAAGCTCTTTGAACACTCTCTTGAAGAGTCTTCATCGCTTTGGGTTTTGTTAAATCTACTTTTTGTTGTACTCCTTGAGTACTATATGTCGTTATTGTATTCTGTAAAATTGGAGGTATATTATTCACAGGAAAACTTTGAAGAAGCTGACTTTGAACCCGTTTAGCTATTTGTTTAGCACTAATCGTTGTTAAACCGGCTTTACCCCAGAACGTAGTATCAGTACTAATAGAAGTGGTTTTATCTAAAGCGTCCCCGATCTCTTTCCCATAGGTAGCTAATCGTCCTTGATCTGGTTTTAATCGTAGCAGAGTTGCTAACCGATTATAATATTTAGAATAACTTGCGGGGGGACTGTCTCCTAGATTTTTACTTCTCTGTGCTCCTTTAGCCGCCTTATCTACAGCTAATTGTCCTTGCCTAGTCGAGCCGCTCTCAGAAAACTTTTGAGCAGTATTAACTATAGTTATTTCATCATCGTCTTTGATTCCTAGCTTCGCAAATCTTTCTTTAATTGTATTTAAATCTCTCTCTGTTTTAGCCATCGCTAACACTTCACTAGCTTTAAGTGTTTCAACAGCCTTCTCTGGGTGCTTTAATTTAAAAGCCGTAGCAGCTTTTAAAGCTCTGCGTTGGCTCCCCGCTCCTACAAATGCTAACGTACTATCAATCTTTAATCCTAATTCTTGGGACTCACCTAGAGGAAGAGAAGCATCGGCATCAATATTTTTAAAAATAGCAACATTTTTTGCAAGTAAATTTTGAAGATATTGTTTCAAAGCTTTACTATCGGTTGCAAGTTCAAGTTGCTTTATCATTTCCCCATAAACGTCCGCACTATCTAAAGAAATACCTCCATTAGATGCTTTGATAGCATCTAATGCTTTATTTAGTTGTTTCTTTATTGATTTAAATCCTGGCATTAATCCCGATTTTGGACGCCCTTCTTTAGGATCCCACTCCTTCCCTCTTTCCATAGGAAGCTGCGTTGCTAAAACCGTAAGTTCTTGAGCATGCAGAATAACATCATTTAAAAATACAGCTAGAGCTTCCTTAATTGCATCCTTATTATTATCTCTCACTCCCCTCAAAACACTAATTACGGCTCCGATAGATATCTCATTGAAACGTCCTTGTAAATTAGATACATTCCCCCCTTTATATATATTTGTATGTAATTTACACTTATTTTTTTCAACTGCATCAGATATAGCTTGTGTCAAATTTTTAGATTTTAGTACTATGCCCTCAGTCTTACCTGTACCTTGATTATAAAAAACCAAATCCTTTGCTGGTCCTGCCATTACACCCATACGCTCATTGATAGCTTCACAGACTCCATCCTGTGTGGGATCCTGAAGTAAGGAAGCTAACACATCGTTAACTGATTCTAGGACGCCCTCAATTAGCGCAGGATCTACAAAATCTCTTTTTACAAACCCCACTCCCTCTTCATAATCAAACCCAATAGAATTAGCTAAAGCATACTCTAAACTTTTCTTATCCTTATTTTTATCTCCTCCTACAAGAGCTTGCTTGTCTTCCTCGCTTTTTCTACATAGTTGGTCGAATCCTATGATGCTCCCCACACATATATCCTTAAGTTTATCAGTAATTTTACGAAGGACTGAGGTAAGGTCAGGTTCACTCTCTTTAATAGCGGGGTCAGGGCTAGTTGCGAATAAAAATCCTTCTTCCTCAGGTTGTTTCCCTACCAGGGTGGCCGTTCCATCTCTAGGTTCAGTCTCTCCCTCTTTTCCCTCCTCTCCTGATTTTTTCTGAGAGTCCCCCCCTTTCTTAAAATAATTTACTAGTTTAATAAAACCCTCAGAATTTTCAATGGGATTTCCTGCCGCATCTCCTACCTGCATAGCCCAAGACCCTACGGGTCCTCCAATTAATTGTATTACGGCTGGTTTGTTCTTTGTTGCTTTGGTTAAATAAGCGTAAGGAGGAACGTCTTTTCTTTTGTATTTATTATCGAATGGTAAATTTATGCCTGCTTTAACAAGTTCCGTAGCTTGACTTCTAGCTTGCTCATCATCCGTCATTTCCCCCTCTGCTTCACTAATATATCTAAGCTTAAAAGATCTCTTTTTAAGCTTATGATAACTACTTAATAATTCCTCAAAATAATCCATACTTTATAATAGGTAATGCAGAGAAGGCTCAGTCTAAATTATATAGACTGAGCCTAAACAAAATCAATATTGTATAATTAAATTAGTAATTATACTGCTGAAGAAAGTCATATTTAAATGTAACATCTATTGAATGAAAATCATTAGTAGAGTAATTAAACTCAGCAGCAGACCATTTACTAGGCCATACTCCATAAAGATCTACTGTAGCATGGGGGGTCATAGTATTATCAAGCTGCACTACTTCTACTTTATCAGCTTTGAAAGTTTTCCCTGCTACACCTCCTGGCTGTGCATTTTCAGTCATCTCTCCTGTTAGAGGGTTATAGATAGTGGAGAAAAACTTCCATAAATCACTCGCCGTTTCCCTCAGATACAGATTATCAAAGGTTACTACCATATCTCCAGGAGTAGGTCTCCCAGGGTAGAAAACCTTATCATTTACCCGATCAATAGGCATAGGTTCCACACTCATTTCAATGCCAGTAACCTTTTTAGCTGCTAAAGTAAGTTCCATTGAGCCTTGATTTGATAGAGTATTTGGAAGACCAAAGAAATGGATCTCAAATTGATAGGCCCTTACTGAATCTAACTCTGTGGAAATAACAGGCAGACCCTGACCTGGGGTAAACTCGCGCCCGTATTTACTCTTGTAATATGATGTTGCCATAAATTAAACTCCTATAAGTTTCCTAATTGTGCGGATTGATTCGTTAGGTTTATTTCAAAGATTAGGATTTCCGCTGTCTTCGTTGGCTTAATAAGAACTTTAGTCCAAAGTTCATTTCGATCAACTCTAATTGGTGTATTTACTGATGAATCGCATACAACACGGAATTCAGTTATCCCGCGTCTCCTTCTAATATCATCAAGGAAAGGATTAAGAACCCCCTCAATTTGTGCCCAAGTGAACTCATCATTGGGCTCAAAAACAAATCTTCCTGTAGCTCGAAGAATTACCTTTCTCACATAAATCATTAACCTACGTACATTAATACGATCTAATGCAGAGGAAGATCTTTGAGTAGTTCGCTGTCCCCAAATTGTAATTCCCTGTTGTGGGAAGGATACGATTGGATTAATGATATTTCCCCCACTATATAGGGCATCTCTATCGCCTTGATTTAATTTTACCTCTGTGTCAATAGGCTTAGTTAATCTACCTCGTTGGAATCCTGCTGGAGCTACCCAGCTATCGGCAACGCTATCAGTATAGCACATCTGCCGTGCAGCAAAGATTGAGGGATCATACCATCTATCTTTCCCATCAAATACACTAAACACTTTTAACCAAGGCCAGTGAACAGCAGCATAGGAACTGTTTATAGCAGCCGTTCTAGACCCCGCAGTACTAGCAGACTTACCATTTGTCCAATCAATAGCATCCTGCGCTGTTCCAATACCATAAGGGGGAGCTACTAAAGCCATGAAATTTTGAGTATTTTCGGCTAAGGTTATTAAATTATTTTGTACACTCTGAGTAGAAATACCTGGGACAACCGCTATTCCGATATTAATAGTCTCATCATCAAGAGATTGCATACCTGTTTTTGGATCGACAGTAGCATCCCCAATGAGTGCGGTGGCATCTTCAGTACCGTTTGTACCTCCTGCCATATTTAAGCCAGTATTGGCAAGGAGTTTACTCCATCTACCTCCACCCGGCAACACCGTTTCATAATTTTCCTCAGCAGTACCAACTCCATTAGGGAAGTCTCTGGAGTAGAGATATTGAGTCTTTGCAACAAAGTTATCTGTTCCATCAGGTGATGTCACACCAAAAATAAGATAACCCAAAGTATCTCCAAAGTTTTGTTGCCTTGTCACAGCCACATCAGCTTGAGAATACATTATGTTACCCTTAATAACATCTGAAGTTAAGTTGGTTTCTCCTGTATTAATCACATCTTCAATAAAGTTACCTGAAGCAAGGAAACTAGAATTAAATTGTTCTGCCGCTACTCCATCTTGTACAACATTAAGGTTAAAGGTTCCTCCCCCTAATTGAGTAAGGCTAATTGCGTTTCCACTAGCTGTACCATCAGTTCTAGTACCTCCATTATATCCATTGCCCTCGTATAGGGAAAGTAGACTATACTGAGTAGAACTAGCTCCTTCTTTAATAAAAGTAGACCCATAAGCTCGAACTGCCGAAGCTAAGTAAAAACCTGGCCCATAAGCGGAAACACCATAATTTGTTACAGCAGTAGCACTTACAGGATAGAGAGCAGATAACCCGACATCAAAGTTGGAGTCCGTGTGAGCGGACACTCCAATAGATGCACCTGAGCCAGCATATTGCCCCACTAGGGCTCCTGATAACCCTAGAGAAGTGTCTGTTGCCTGCCCTCCATCAAAACATCCCACTTCATCAGCCTCTAAAGATCCTCCTACAATAGATCTAATAGCCTGAGCTTGGCCTATGGTAGCGGTGCCCGCAGGAATGGAATACTTTCTGGGGGTGGCAAATTGAGCAGTACCATCATTATCATATACTTGAATTTGGAGATATAAATCCACATCAACCCCATAAGCTGCGCCTGTTACGTCACTTCCTGAAACAATAACAGCAGGACAAGAACCTAGGGACATCAAAGCAGAAGCATCTGTAGCTCCCGAACCTATAGCCCGAACAAAGTACAAGTTACTTGTTTGTTCTAAGATCTCTAAAGACCCTTCTAACGCCTGCCCAGGAATTCCTTCGTTGGGCTCACCAAAAGTAGTAATTAGACTATTCTGACTAGTAATTAAAGTTGCTTTATTAGTAGGACCCTTTCCTGCAAAACCTACAACCCCTACAATAGAAGTATTAATAGAGGGGGCGAATTCAGAAATATCCTTTTCAATAGTATAGACACCTGGGCTTACGTAATTTACCATTTGTTATTCTCCTAAGCGTTAGAAATATTAAAAATTCGTCTACGTTGCAGAGTTTTTAATTGCTCCGTAATGTAACTATTAGGAACTACCAAAGTTTCCCCTGGCTTCATCCACATTTCTTTACACCCTTTTTCAGTATTAAAATATACTGTGAAGGCTTGTAGACTATCATTTTTAACTGTTTTCATAATTTTGTCTCCTTATTATCTACCCAAGTAAGATTATTTTTTTGATAACTTTTTTTATACTCAATTCACAAAGACAGTAGGGGTTCCCACAGCCCATCCAGTAATAGCACCACACCCATCTACTACATATGTATCCCCAATTCTGCCTACAGCTAAACTATTTACAAAAACATTCGGTGAAGCAGTCCCTAAAGCAGGAGTGTGTGGAGAACAGTCAGTACCCTCAGGATCAGCACAATTACCACCCTCGACAGTGCAATAAGTATGCGGTGTAGTTCCATCGGTTAATCTATGCACCCCCAGTCCTCCTGCAAGAGTATCAACAGAGGCACCCAAACACGTAGTATTTAAAGTACATAAATGATCAGTCGCTACTGCATCAGTTCTTCTAGCTATACCTGGCATTAAAACTCCATGTTGACTTTTTCGATTTTCCCTGTTGCGGTAATTAGGAATTTAGGATTAGGAATATATGTTCTTACAACTATATTAATAGCTTTTTGCAAAACTCTATCCTCTTTATCTGCTGCTGTAAGAGTTCCTACATCCTCCTCACTATCTATAAATCCCTTAGTAAGGGTAGCGTGCTTGGTAGGAACTTCCATTTCAGGATTGAACTTAATTCTAATCTGCTCTAATATTTGATCCATATCAGCCATATACTTTGTCCATATATTTATTTGGTATCTAATATTAATTGCTCTTGGAGCTAAACTGAGAATTCTAAATGCTCTATTTTTCTCAGCGTCCCAAAATTTTTCATGAACTAGCAGACTCTCGTATCGCCTCCTAGTCTCATCATTATCCGAAGTAGTTTGCGAAATAGATAGGATAGGAAGAATAATATTATTTTCTTGTTGTAATTTAGCAACCGCACGCTCTGCATTTGCATGTATACATTTTATATTTAAAAACTTATCTTCCGAACTAATGTATCCTACATCATTAAACGATACAATCATCGCTCGCAATAGTTCTCTATAAACAAAAGAGATGTTACTCTCAGCTTGTGTCATTTTATATAGAAGTTTACGAAAACCTCCTTCTCGCGTATCCCACCTATCATTTCTACTTCCATAGGCTAGGATAGCTGAAGTATCAGTATCCAAGTATCCACTATCAATAACTACTCCACTAGATGACACTTTCGCCTCCTGCGTAGCCACCTAGTTCATCCGAGACCTGAGAGAGAGGAGTATCCTGCACATCGGGAGCATCGCGTAGGAGCCTCGCAGAGCACGCTATATGGTACACTCCATAAGCTTCAAAGCTCTCCTCTACAACCTCAAAGATTTCATAATCTTGATCCTGAAAAAGGGGCTTAACTATATCTCCAGGAATTATTAATCTTCCTAATCTACGTTCAATATAACTCTTATTGAATGTAAATAGCTGATCATTAGTGAGTTGAATACCAAACTGTGTAAGTTCTTCACTCATAGCAATAGGTTCATAGTGTCCATGAATTACTATAGGCTGCTTTGCCACTGGTTTGTTCCGGGATTCCATATATACGGGATCAAAATCATGAGTTTGAAAGTATTTATATAGATAAAACTTGGAACCCGAAAGCCTAATGATTTCATCATCTACTAAATTAAAAAGATTTATATCAGCATTATTCTGATCAAATAAACTAAGTAAACTATCCTCACCATCAAGGTCAGGAAGCTCTGGTAGTTTAGTTGTTACTTTCCAATTTTTATTAGGCATTTATTTACCTCTATTTAGCTGCTGCCTTCTTCTTCCTTGCGGCGGCTTTCTTTCTTCTCCTCTCAAGCCTTGCCTCGTCCCAGAACGCCTTCCCTGGTACTCCTCCACTTCCTTTTCCTGTCTCTCTTTGTCTTGCTTCGCCAGGGTGTTCACCGTAATCAGGATCGTATCTCTCGCTGTCTGGGCCTGGGGGACCTCTTCTTTCTGCAAGAACACTTCCAATTCTTTGGTACTCAGTCCAATCTCTCATTTTACGACGCGGATTGGCGATCCTTCTTTTTCTATCCGCTCTTTGTTTTTTTGTCTCTGCTGGGTAATGTGTTTCTGTTCCACCCTCCGTTCCAGGACCAGTACCCGCTGGTCTAGCTGGCTCGTTCCCCGTTTCCTGGTGGGCCTGTCGCCCTCCCCCACTGGATGGTCTTGTTGGTTTCACCCTTCTCCCATGAACTTCCGTTAAAGCTTGTACATATTTATTCATTTTTAATTCGATTCCTTCCATTGATACATCTGGATCGAGGTAAGTAGGTTTCCTTCTTTTAGGTTTTTGAGGAGCAGCACCCGCTCTTTCCTGCCTAACTACCCGCGTTGTTTGAGCTAGTGATGACCCTGGCCTAAAGGGTTTTGGCGGTTTAACCTGAGGTAATTTTAATCTTTCCACTAAATATTTACCTATTCTTTTATTTTCCTGATGTGTCATAATAATTTTTAGAAAGTAGTGAAGACTGGGGGTTCTTCTATTTCAAAGAGAAGTTCCTCTTTTAGTTTCTCTTTATCTTGTACACTTTGTTGAATAAGAGCTTGTCCATTTAACTGCGCTCCTCCTCCTGGGGAGGGGAGGGTAGCATACTTCCCTCGAATTTCTCCTAAAATACCCATAGATGCCGCAAGCGCATATCTCTGTATCCAATTTTTGTAATATGGATGTAATGTAGCAGCATCTAACGCCCTGTACACTAAAATAACGATTTGGCTACTTAGTACAGGAGTAGGATATAGCTGGAGAACATTTCCATTTATAAGATCCCAAGCCCCTTCTTGGCTTAAAACTTTTCTCATCATTTCTAGATGAGTCTGTAACAAGTAGAAATCAGAAACACTAAAATTACTAAAGAGAAAATTATCTTGAAAATACTTGATAAAGAAATCAAACTCCAAAGTTCCAGCCATACTTTGAAGGCTCAATAAACTCTTCTTGTAAACCACATAACTTAAATTATAAGCAATATGCATTGGAAGAACATAAGCACCTACGCCCGCTGAACACTGAAAAGAAGCTACCTGCGTAGTCCACATAGGAGCGTGATAATCTAGATTAGTAATGGCTTCATCTATCGCTGTTTTTAATTGATAATCCGTAAGCTCCACCCTTACCACAGGATGGCCCAGGCGAGCGAGCACGAAGTCTCTAATGGTCTCTTCAAATATAGTTAACTCAACAGGATCAGCAAATGTCATAGTATTCAATTTACTACTATCAATTGCTGTGGAATATATATCGGTATTCCCTAGGTATCTACCTCCATAAGTTCCAAAGGTATCACCATACCCCATTAGTAGGGGGTCTACTCTAGGTGCTGCTGCTAGGGGTGGCATTTATACTCTTTTTTTCTACTCTTTTATTAAAAGTCTTTTTTATAGATAAACTTTTTCTCTTTACTCTGATCAATTTTTCTTTTTCAGAAATTAATTCTAAATGTCTCGATTGAATAGTTACATCTGATTCAAATAATTCCCCTGGTCTAATTTCAATTATTTCATTTTTGATATGAAGTAGCATATTCCATCTACATTTACTTCTGTAGGTATACATAAACAATCCTCTACTGTATATAGGAAGGGAAAAGGGGTCAGAGGATTTATTTTCCTCTGACCCCCTGTAAAACTTCTTACCTACTTCAGATTACCGTGGTACAGCAGTACCATTAATAGCAGTATTCTTAGAGAAAGGTGAGTAGAGGTAGTTAGCAGTAGGACCAACGATCCTAATAATGCGATAGTACCTGTTATATGGCTCAAGTGTTACCTTACCATAACGAGTGAGAATACCCTTCCTAGGCTGGAAGGTCTCAGGATCAACTATGGTGGGTAGCTGCTGGAGTGGGATGTATGGAGCGTAGACAAAGCCTGTGTCCATAGCATTGGCACCCTTATAGCCAACCATAATTTCGTCTTGAGGATACATAGGATCAACAAACAGATCGTAACGACCCATAAATTTACCCCTGTATTCAATACTGTTCTTACCCATATTAGTAGGACCATCCTTAGGCATTACGCCTCCCTCAAGTTTTGCAGCACTCTCTAGGAGAGAAGCTACAAGAGGAGAAGTGACAAGCCAACTGCCAGGACCACGCATAGTTGTGCGATAAATATCCTGCGAAGCAAGGTTAATAACCGCAAGCAGGTTAGCATACACTTCGCCAACGTGACGAGGATACATACCAACAGTTTCTTGACTGAAATCACAAATAAAGACGTTTGATTCTCCTGTATGTTGAGACACCGATTGAGTCGCTCCCGTCCCCTCAGCACCGTCGAAATCGTAGGTAAACTGGTTAGGAACAAAAACACCTGTGCTTGTGCCATCAATAATACCTGGGAAGGTATTGGGTCCACCCATCGTAATATAATCGCTATCCATTAAATTAAGATTAACACCACCAAGGTTAGTGTTGTGCATTCCGTAAGCAATCATACGAACATCTTCGATAATTTCACGATCAATTTCTAAAGCTAGTTCTTTAGAAAGAAGCTCAGTAAGCTCTTTCTCAAGATCAAGGTTGTGATATGCTTTCAGATCTTGAGAAGCCTCAAGAGTCCAAAGACAACGCATCTTACGAGTGTTAGCAACAACTGCTTCTTGCTCAATGTGGAAGGTCATTTCTGGAATACCAGTTCCAGTCAGACGCTCACCAGCAGAGAGTTGCCAGCCCTGTACTGACGAAGTATTAGGCCATGCAGCAATTCTACCACCCATAGTACCAGAACCAGCACCAGCACCAAACTGTGTGACACCAGAACCAGCTATGACGTTCGAAACATCGAAGCCGCTTACGGCTGTATCTCCGTCAAGACCATCACCAGTACCTGTACCTTGATCAATACTAAAAGTACCCGCACCAGGAAGCGAGTCCGTCGCCGCTGCCTGTCCAACCGTGTTCGCGGTTGAACCAATAGCAGAAGCTGTTAAGCCGCGATAAGTAAGTTGAAACTTACTGTACACATTCTGGATTGTGCTTCCATATGCTCTGTCGTTACCAATATAAAATACTTGGCTAACTGGGCCTTGCATAGGCTGAACTCCAACAATACTGTTGGCAATAAGTTCGGGGTATACTCGGCGTACAAGAGGGAAAGCGAATTTTTGGAAAGTACCTAGCTGACCAGTTGTGGTGGTAGCAGCAGTAATAGCCTCATTCATCTTATCCTCTACAATAGACTTAGCTTGATTCTCTAGGAGTTGAGCAGTTACTCTACGAGTATAATCACTATCAATACCCTCTAGTACTGGCTCCCACTTCTGAACAAGCTCTTCATCGTGTAAATACATTCCTGTGTCCATAATAAAATAATTCCTTTTTGTAATCTATTAAGAGTTGGAGAAAGGCATGAACCTCATGACCTCATCTGTTAAGAACTGATTTCCACCAGTCCTTTCTTCGTTAATCTCCCTGTCTGCGTTGGAGATAATAACAGCTTTTTCAGATGAGACAAATGCCTCGTCCTTGGAAGCCTCTAAATCCTCAACTTCTTCAACAAGTTGAGTGTTAACACTTTCTAGATCACTAATATGAGATTCGAAAAGAGATGCTTTATTATCTAGTACTTTTAAAGTACCCTGTAATTTCTCGTTCTCTTCAACCAGTCTATTAACTTGGTCAACGAGAACATCAAACTCCTCTTGGAGTTCAACTTGATTATCGGTCATTTCCGATAGAGCATTTTCCTCATCCTTATCAGAGAGTTCAAGCGACATTAAAGTTCTTACTGATTCGAATAGTCTAGCATTTCTAAACACTTCATCTTCTTCGGATAGTTCCGTAAGAGCTTGTTCTTTTAATTGATCAATTTTAGTTCTTAAATATCCATTTACTTTAGCTTCTAAAAGTGATACTTTCTCTTCTACCTGCTCATTTATAGTAGAATCCACCAACTTGAAAATTTCTTCAACGGTAGACTCATCCAAACCCTCAGGTAGTATCTCTGCAATTGTTTTTATATTACTCATTAGTTATAAGTCTCCTATGCATAAGTATTTACTACGCTTAGTAAATAAATTTATTTTTTTTTTAAAAATGTAGGCGCTAATTATTTTTTCTTAGATTTTCGCAAGAGGATACATAACGTTCAGCTAACAACTTGCCTATTCTTCTGTATTCTGTCGATTCGAAAGAACCGAACTTCTTTTTAAACATAAGTTTTTCACTCGCGGCGGTCTCCTGCGCACGCTCCGTCCATCGACCCTCCCCCCTGCGCCTTTTAATAAATTTTGCTAGTTCATCCCTGCCTGCTTGAAGTTCTGGTTTCTCCCCCGCACGCCGTGCAAGCCTCAACCGCCCACGCTGCCGCCGCCGAGCGTCTCGGGATCGGGGCCCAGGAGCACGATATCGTGATTTTGGTGTTGGTGTTCCTGTTGGTTCTGATTCTGGTGTTGAATGCCAACTTGGTAGTGATGTTTCTGTTGATGTTTCTGTTGATGTTGGTTTTGGTTTTGGTTTTGGTGGTGGTGTTTCTGTTGGTGGTGTTTCTGTTGGTGATGTTTCTGTTGGTGTTTCTGTTGATGTTTCTGTTGATTCCGGGTCTGGGTCTGTTGTTGGTGTTCCTGTTGGTCCGGGTGTTCCTCTGGGTCTGGGTTTTCCTCTGGGTCTGGGTTTTCCTCTGGGTGATAGCGGCCCCCTAGGTTTTCTAGGCTTCGGGACCCTCGCAAGCGCCCCTAAGTATCGAAATTGTGCTGCTCCGCGTCGAGCTAGAGTATGGGGGCGAACTTGTCGATCCCTACCACGTAAAGTAGATTCAATCCTCTCAATTAGTAATTCTAACCTATTCGTCATTAGACTGGAGTGATGCCCCTTCTACGTGCGTTCTGTGCAGTAGTGAGAGGAGCATTCCGTAAACCCTGTCTATATCTACGCAACTTTTTGTCTCGGTCAAACTTACTTTCCACATGAGGCTCAACATCAGGAGCCTGTTCTCTTAATCTTTCGCTAACTACTTCAGCAAGTCTATGCCAATGATCATCATCACGAACAAGTTCCATAGCTTCAGAGTTTACAGTTGCTTTTTCTCTTCGTGCAAGACGATCTTTGTTGGCTCTAGCTCTATCGGCCTTTCTCTCTGCGGCTGTATCACCTTTTCCTGCCATAGCTTCTTCAACCCAAGGCTGATAGGCTTTACGCATTCTAGACTCAAGCATAGTAACAAAGTTACCTTCTTTTTGTAATTTATTTTGGGTCTCTCTAGCAAACTTGGATTCAGTGGACTCCGCAAGACCAGGGTAAGCTCCTCTAGTTGAAGGATCAGCAACTAGATCAAAGGTAACTAATTTAAAATCTTCATTAACAATTTTTTGTCCTGTGTGATCTTCCGAAAGAGTGCCCATTCCTCTAGATGATATACCTATCTTTACCCCCCCATTAATTAATGCTTGAGCAGTAAGACCAGCGGGAGTTTTAAGAATTTCTGCTTCACCAATAACTTCATTCCCTACCATCTCTAGTTTAGTTAGTAGGTGTGAAGCATTAGAAAGTTTTACAGTCTCATTTTGTGGATGATCAAGCTCTCCACACAATCGACGTTCTTTAATTAGAGGTTGCAATTTTTTAATCTGTCCTTCTAACACAGCAGTAGGATAAATTCTTCCATTATTATTAGCTTCCATAGCTCTTTGGAAAGTACCCCTAATTTTCATTACCCCACCTTTAGTACCCTCATTAATAATTTGTAAATTTTCTATAACAAATACGTCTTGTAATAATTGCATTTTATTTTCCCTTATCTAATCTACCGTCAGCGCCACCGATCCCTCGTTTTCGTCGGATAGTTCTACTGCCATATTTTTTGGCTAATTTATCCGAACCCGATCCATACCTGAGCATTGTGCGTGCAGCATGCTTTTTAATACTGGGAAAAGAGGCCGAAGGAGTTGCGCTTCCTTTAGTGAATCCTTTTGCAATCTTTCCTCTGCCACTTTTTGCTCCCCATTTCCCTTTAGAAGTAACATATAATCTACCTGCGGCCTTTGTTGACCAGATTTGCCCGTAGTAAGTTTGTCCTAATGCATGCTTTATACTTTTATAAGTTTTTACTCTCCCTTTTTGTGTTTGAGTTACTTCCTTCTTAGCTCCTTCTCTAGAGGTGTATTTTTTTCTACCTTTAACACTCCCCCTCTTAGCCTCCTCTAAACATGCAATAGTTTCAACAAGATTCATTATCTAGATATTCTACGTCTAATAGACTGGCGCAATATATTTTTTGTACTAAAATTACTAGGTAGGGTAGCCTTGCGAGCAGAAGGATATCCTTTTTGACGAGATACCACACCTTCTCCAGATTCTCCCGCTAAATTAATGCCTACCTGACCACTCCCCGTGGTTGCAGCGGTCATTTCTGATAGGAGTTCCTTTACCTCTCTAAGTAAAACAATAAGTTCCTCTACACCCTCTTCGGATAAAAGAGTGGGTTTAGGAGCTTCCTTTTCTTCTTCAGAATCCGTCCAAACTAATTGAGGAATTGCATCTACAGGAGGTGTGTCCTGTGGATGAAATGCTTCTCCTAGAATTTCCCTCATCATTGAATCAGGTACTTGTGTGCCGCGTATATCTTTTCCAGCAGGCGCAGCCGTAGGATTAGATGTAGTAGTAGAATGAAGTGATGTCTTTCCTTCCGAGATACTCTTTACCTCATTCAGAATTAAATTTTCTGCGAAATCTGCTATATTATTCATTAGAATAAAAGACTACTTATTCCTCTTCTAGATCGCCTAGAAGAATATCCTGAAGGGCAGCGTCAATAACTTGATCAACATCTTCTTCATCTTCATTTAATGAAGAAAGACGATCAATTAGGCTTAGGATAATATCCATGTGCTCTACAAGACGCTCTTCATCAATAGCTTCATCTAGTTGAGAGGTGCAAAGGGGGCATACGTGGATAGCTTCTTCCTCAAGCTGCTCGCCATCACCGTCATATTCGGTGTGTGCAAAATCGGGGCGACTTTCAGACTCATCACCTTTATTGCCTCCATACTTTTGTCTCTCACTCCGCTTGGACTTTTTCTTTTTAGCCTCATCAATCTGCTCTGATTCTCCAGCTACTTTAGCTTCTGAAAGAACAATACCAATCTTACTCCAAGCAGCAGACTCTAGAAGTAGATCACGAAACTCATCATTCAATTTGAAATTTTGCATATCATAAATCCTTTTTTCTTTTTGAGATGTCTTATCTCTACCTGTATTTAGCAAAGTTTACTAAATAAACTGTTTTTATTTTATTTTTTGCGAGGATCACTTTATTCTAGAACTTAAGGCTTCTTGGTCCTTATTAGGGGGCACCCCAAAAGAAGAGGAGTCGGGTTTAGTGGAAGAAGGAGGTAATATATAATTCCCAATATCATCTATTCTAGACATGATTGGAGGAAATGTATCAGGGAATGTCCCCGTAGACCGTCTTCTATCTAACTGAGTATAGGTTTGTGTGTATGAAGCGCGTGTTAAGGGGAAAATTTTAATATCATTAACCAATCCATTTTTAAGTTTATTCCACAAATAAGTAGAATTTTCTAATGTTACAAATTTATTAAATTCCATCATAGATAACCGTGAAATTACATCAAACTCAAGTAAAGCTCTTCCATTACCCTCTCTTTTTATTACATAATTTGCATCTAATTCTTGGATTATTTCCCTAAGAAGCCGTATAGTAGTCTTAGTTCGCGCAGGTTTTTGTGTTACTAAGGACCCTACCAAATCTCCTACCCTGTAGCCTTCTTTAAAGAGAGGATTGTTGGGATTAAAAGTATTAATTCTAGCTTGTAAATTTTCAGTACTTCCATATACATCAGTAGTTCCCTCCTCATAGGCATTCTTGTATTTTAACCATTGATTATTTTGTATAGCAAGATTATTATCAATAGTAGGTATCACATGTAAAATACGGGTTGCGGCTCCTGTAGAATTTAGTGAGTATAACCTAGATTTTTCAGAAAAAGGCAAGTATTCAGTCCTATTTCCTGGAAATAAGATGTACATCCACGGAATACATCGTGGAAATAAGTCTTCACTACCCGTATCTGTTTTCGCGGTATCCGGTGAAAAATCTTCGCGGCTAACAGAGAAGGTTTCTGTAGCTGATGCATAATAGAAAAAAGGATCATCGTGATCAATAAATTGTACTCCATACGGTCCAAATTTATATTTAACCCATTCATCAATAGCTGAAATTCCCGCCTCAGTAGTATGATCCATCAAAGTATAGGAAGCGGTAGTATTTTTTAAAAATGAGGAAGCTTTAGAGGTGGTAGTGATAGAGTCTAAATTTAATTTAAAGAATAATATATCAGGGGGAGGATCTTCTCCACTTAGATTTAAATTATAATTAAATTCCAAATCCGTAGCATTTGAAGAAGAAACAGATAACGTTTTTTGACCTGTACCTCCCAATAACTTCACTACCTGCTGTTGAATAGAGATAGGAACATAATAAGCTCGATCTACATCACTAGTAGCGTATACTCTCTGCCCATTTACAAGAATAAAATCCCCATCTTGTAAATATAAACCAGCACGGCCTATCACCTCATTATTATCACCAATATAATATTTTGCTTCTACCCCATCTACATCAATAGCAATATACTTATTTAAATCAGTAGCTAATGTCTTCCAGTTCTTGGCTACTTCATGATGCAGGCCGTTGCTTTGTGCGGGGTCTAAAGAAATTTTATTTTTTTCCAATAATCCTAGAGCTACCACAGTATTAACCGTAGAATTTGGACTAGGAAGTACAGGAATATTTCGAGGAGACTGTTTAGCCATAGTAAGGAAAGAAAAAATCTCGTCATCATTTACAGTCCCATTTACTAATCTATTTTTAACAATAACACTAATATCTTGATCACTCAACGGACTGCCATCCTGAAATCTAATCTGTCTTAAATTTTTTAGAAAATTTTCATTCAAACTATTAATTATATTCTCAGTAGTTAAATTTGCTAGAGCATTAGGTCTCCAATCATCAAAAGTATTATTTTTACTCTGTACATATCTTATACTTTGATGAATATTATTTCCAAATATACCGTGTGTTAGAGAATTATTATTTACTCGGGGTTCTGGAGAGGGGATATCTCGCATGAGCGCAGTTGCGGGGTTCATATATCCTGTAGGAAATTTTCGGTTAACTTCTTGAATAAAGGATGGAGTATTTATATTTAAAAATTCTATACCTCCTCCTACTGTACTTTTAGTATTGATATTAAGGGGAGGGAGTACATAAGCGCCTGCGGTAGTACCCACTCTTCCTCTATTCCTATTTTGTGGAGCAGGTAACTGATCTTTAGTAGCTCCTCTACTCCCCCCTACTAATTTAAATCCTCCAGGAATACTTGGTGCTTCCCCCTGTGGCGGTGGGGGAAATGGAGGTGGGGGTGGAGGATCACGCCCAGGCTCCCCATCCCCACAAACCCATCGTCGGGTACGAACAACTACATCTGCACAGCACTTCTCTCCATGGCAACATTTACCTGTACCAAGATCGGCACAATCTGATCCCAGAGTTTCATTAGCATCGTCTGAATCTAACTGCAAACCTGGATCGCTATTAATATCATCTAGTAGCTTTTGATAAGAATCAGAGTGGCCTGGATCATTCTGACCAATTTCTTTACAAGATTGGGTAAAACGATGATTACTCACTAACCAACAATTATTATCTCCTTCATAGTTATAAGTAAGACGCCCGCTCCCCGTAATTCTACAGTAACATTTACCACCTCCTCCTCCTGGTGTTCCTGGGGAAGGGGGTCCAGGGGTGGATGGGGCCCCCAGCCCTGGCGTTCCTGGGGAAGGGGGTCCAGGGGTCTGCGCGGCGGGAGGCTCGGGAGGAGGCCCTGGAGGTGGGGGTGGAGGTGGGGGTGGTGGAGGTTGTGGAGGTTGTGGTGGAGGTGGGGGTGGTGGAGGAGGGGGTGGTTCTCCAGGTGGGGGTGGAATTGGCGGGGGCCCCGGAATTCCAATTGTATCTATGGTAGGTTTAGGCCCAGGAATATCTATATTTATAGGAGTTGGAAAATCTGGAAAATTTAAAGCTTCCCCTTGTCCTGGGAGTAATTGTCCACACTCAAAATATGTCACTTTCTTATTGTACTATTTCTAAATTGTAAGTTGACCTAAATTAGGGTTATTTCCTAAATCAGTATGATGTCTATCTGAATCCATTACTAGAGATAAAGACCAAGAAACAGAAGGAAGAACACTTCTACCTACCTTAGGATTACCTTTATAACCCTTGCAATAGGGGACGTTGCCGGGACCCACATATTCATTATTCTCAAAATTCATAATATTTTCATTCATTACGTACCAACCAGCTGTATTCCATCGGTCAACACGTACAGATCTATTCATATACATTCCATTTGGGCCGGACCCGCCACCGCCGCCGCTCTGGATGCCCCAGACAGGTATTGCCCAATAGGATACGCTCGTCCTTGGGCTCCACTCATGAGCATTCTGATTTATACTTTTTCCTGCCCACGCAACATATACGATAAAATAATCAGTGCCTTGAGCATCATTTCCACTAGGTCTTCCTTTTTCTACCCAAAGTCCCTGACAAAATCCCGCTGACTGAGTGTAGGAGGATCTGTTGAGCGACCCTCTCCCCGCTGCCCCTATACAATTAGCTAGGTTAACATTAACATGATAATCTACACAACCATTAGGTCTTGTAAAATAGATCTTTTTTTTACATAGATAAAAATAATGTGGGGCCATCATATTGTGGGTTGTGAGCGCGTTTATCTCATACATACCGTCACAATTTTTAAGTCTGCCATACGTTGCGGTATCATAGATGCCATCAAGGAGAACCGCCCCCCCTCCATCAGAACCTTCTCCTTCCCCCATCCAACAAGCGCCATTGATCATAGGACTTTGAGTAGTATCAGACTCAGTACTAGACTTCATAGGTGTAAAAACAGGTGTTATGAAATCACCTGGATAACCTCCTGGGTGATCCAACTCCGTCCATTTACCCACCCACTCAGCAACATCCCAATCAGGCAAAACAGGAATATCTCCTCCATCAATAACACCTAAATTCGCTCCATTCTGAGAGTCAGTTCCATTAACCATTTTTTCTAGAACATCAAGATCATTTACCCCGCCTTCATCACTTCCACCCTGAGTCGCCCTGTGCATGAAATCATATAACACTCCTTCCGGCCCAAAAGCTAATCCTCCATAAATCCACCCAGTAGCTGCTTGACCTTGATGAGGAATCTCTGGAATCGCCGCCTCAACTTGATCTACTCTAATATTGAGAGCATCATTAACCCTCTTTATTTCCCAATCTACCTCCACTCGACCTACCGCAGGATTAGCTAATGAAAGTTGGGGGGTAGCTGCTGCAATCCCTGCTCTTTCATTGTAGGCTAATTCTGCTGTTCTGAATAGAGGTCTAATATCTATTACATCCGTTTCAACCACTACAGTTGAACCATTCTGTACCCAAACATAGGCTACAGGAAGAATAGACTGTCCTACTAATTCCAAAGCATTATTTTCTAATTTCTCTGATATTAGAGGAGCAATATTTAAAATATCATCGGGAGATGGAAACGATCCACGAACATCAAAAGCTACATCATTTCCTGAAGTGGCAGTAAACCCCATATCCGCATTATTCTGATCACCAGGACTTGCCATTATTTTAGGATTGAGGTCAGCATCAGCCCCTGCTACCCTTTTATAACTATCAAGAGTTACATTAGGGTCAGTATCAGAATATCTCATACTAATACCCGCTCCTCGAACAATTCCTAAAATAGGTTTAGTTATAGTAGTTCCAGGAATATTTGCCCCAGCATCTCCTCCCCTGGCTATCTGAGCAGCACTGGCGTCGATTGATTTACTATAAATAAATACCATATCTATTCTACTCTGAGCCCCCTCTATCTGTATTTCAGTCCCCTCTTCATCGAAATAATTAAAATCATTTGGGGAAAACGGAGGAACTTCAACAGTGATCTCCTCACTAATATCTACAATTGAAGTTCTAGCTATGCCACGCCACTTTTTAATTAATTGAGACTCCAACATACCTAATTGAGTAAGACTATCCGTAGGAGTAAATAAAGTTTCTGCTATCCAATTATCGACAGACCCATCTGATCGCGCCCATAGTAAAGCTTGATTAACTACGTTAGGGTTTCTCCCCACATAGTTCATCGGAGAATAGGATATGGAACCATTATGATCATGAGTATACCAATTTACTCCAGTACCATTAAGTGGAGTATCAGGTGAATATATTGGTCGAGTTGTAATTCTGTTTTCTAAACCCGTCATTCCTAAAGCATTTTGAGAAAGAAGTAAACTATCTCTAAATTTTTCTAAAACATTAACTAACAGAGTGTTCCATGACGGAGAGACTCCTGATGGAAATGCTCCAGCATTTGCGGCAGTTATCTTGAACTGTTCCATAGCTCCAGGTAATTCACTTGCACCAATCTTTTTTAAATATTGAAGAGGTTCTTTCGTTACGCCATCATTAATACGAGCAGTAAATCTTCCTGGTTTTACACGAATTACTCTATCGGCTCCTGTAGCATATGGGCGTAATTCATCCAAATCCCTTCGTTTTATTCCTAAAGGAGCATCAGATATTGTTCGGATTAATTGATCTTTTAACCACTTACAATTCTCTTCCAACTGTTTGATAGGGATGTTATCTACTTCAAAGAAATAAGGATCATTAGCTTTAAAATAACGAACGGGATCCGTAAATCTATAAACACTATCTTCATAATCTAGTTCTTCTGCCATTTAATTATCTCTCTTCAAATCAAAAATATTAGCCGATTTAAATCCTATAGTTGCAGATGCATCTCCTTCAAAAGCTTCTGAGCCTGCATCTAGGCTATCTCTGGATCTATATAAGTATACTTTCCTAGGTCTCCCCGACATTCCTATAGAAGCATTTTTCGCATTAGCGAATAAGTTAGAGGCTGATTCATCTAACATACATTGAGTGGGGTTATCATCAACAAACTCTTTACAATAATAAAATCCAGAAGTCCATAATTGATCTGCCACTCCGTATCCCCTTGAATCATAACTCAATTTTAATAAATTGGGATAATTACTGCTTGTTGCATTTGCCTCTCCCCATGTAGTGGTATCAGGACTAGCCAAAGCAGATACAGGAGCCGACATATTGTAACATTGTGAGAAAATTTGATATACAGGGCCTGCAACTCCATAAAAATCATGACCCCCCAACGCACACGCTCCATTAATATAACCACTCATATCAGCATATAAAAGTTTAGTTTCTGGTTTGGGAGAGAAGTAAAGTCTGAACACACCTTGATTGTCATAGTTAACTACCCCTGCTCCATATATCCCTGCATCTACATGCCCCATAAATCCCCGTCCTGATACAGCAATACCTGCGTCTACTAAGCGTTTAACTAAAGCCAAAGGAAGGATCCCCTCCAAAGCAGCGGCAGTACCGGCATCTCCTCGATCCACTCCCGATACAGGATAATATCTCCCAAAGGGTTCATTAAACCCAACACCAGAAGGAATTAGCCATGCACCACTTCCTGCCCCAAAAGTATCTAACACACTTAGAACACCCGTATCAGGAGTAGCAGAGGGAGCCCCAGACGCTATTATATCACGCCCCGCACCCGGAGATACGGGGTTATTTCCTGGCACCTCAGCCGACGCCCACAATGCACTAGGACCATGATACCCCACATCATAAGGATACATTGCACTAACGGAGCAATAAGCTGCATTAAGTCTAGATGTATCAGCAATATTCCACATCATTAGGAGATTACAGGGGGTTCCACTACAACTATAGAATACGGAATCCATGGGCGAAGTACTTGTTCCAACGGGAAAATTAACATTCATCACATTAACTACACTATCTTCGGTAGCTCGTAGACAAACTCCTCCTTTGGACATCCATGCCATCTTCTCCTCCCAGGTATTATCGTCATAATAGGATTTAACGCTAATAGCAAATTGATTACTAGAAGTATAAACATCAAAGGTGGGGGAAGTTCCTCCAGCCCCTAAGGCCGCAAATTGTGAATATGATAAATTCCTGCTAGTTGAAGAAAGATCATCCATTTCAAATCCAGTATATGCTGATTCATTCTGCGGATTCGGGAAGAACTGTAAAGATCCGTTACGTAAAATTTCTCTGGTATCCGCATCTACAATGTAATCAGTTCCATCTGCTAGTAGAATTCGCCCCGTGGGACTATTACCCCAAGATCCTGCATAGTCTCCTAAGTCTCTCAGATTAATTGTAGAGTTTTTATTAGCTACTAAACAAGACCTTGTTGAGTGTAACTCAACAGAAGTATGATTCCCTACGTCACTTAAATCAAAACCACTTACATCTATTGTATTGGTGGAATCGAGTTGTGGAGGAGTAATATTAATAACGGAATTATCTTCTGCCAGAACATCCACTCCAAATTGTCCAATAAATGTAGGCCCATGCAATCCTATAGTAGAATTTTTAGAGGCATACAACCCAGCAACATACCGCTGGTAGTCATATCCAGGAGGACCCATAATAAAAGTAGCTCCGTTTTTAGTTCCATAAAACTCAACATTGGAATTATTATTAGCTTGAAGAGCTAGGCCATAATGGGGAGTATTAGGAACGAAATTACTTTGTAACCTAGGTACAATAAAAGTATTTAGAAAATTTGCTTTCGAGTGATCAACTTGAATTGCAGGTGGAATTAAAGTATTGGGAGTTTCCCCCCACCTCAGTCCCCCATGAGCAAAGAGAAAAGCAGTATTTCCATAGGAAGTGGGTATATGCACCTTCTTTTTGAAAGAAAACTCACTGTTTGCCTGTAAATCTAAGTGCTGTCCGTTATGAGCAAAATCAGTTTGTTTATTACGGTACTGTCCAGTAGTACCAGGATTACCAGAAGTATCCACCATTACACTAGAATTCTTTGACAATAATCCTTTTTCTTGATTACCTCCTACACACAAATCCTCATATACAAGTTGAGAATTATTTAAAGAAATTCCATCCAAATTTCCATAGACATCAAGAAGACCTTTCAAATCAACTTGTGAATTATTTAACTCTATCCCAAATGTATTATTAAGTTCAAAGGTAGAGATACCCCCTGTCTTCGAGTTAGTAAGAACTGAACGAGGAAGACCGCCAGTAAGTTTAGAGTTATCTAAACGCATACCGAGATTATTTCGAGAAGCACACAGAATAACATCCCGACCTTCGCCCTCCCACTCACCCGCACCCGCTTCCGTAGTAGCTGTAAGTAAGGCGCTAATAGAAATATCACTATTTACTCCATGAAAACCTATACCTCGATCAGGGAAGCGTCCCGTACTTGAAGATAATTCATAATTTCTATATGCAAATGCTGATCTTGATAAAACTACTTTTGAATTATTAAATTTAAACCCAGCTTCTTTACATCTAATAGCCGCACAATTTTCTAGAAGTACATCCGAATTTGTGATTTCTATTCCCGTTCGTTTGGGGCTGCGTAGGAGAACCGCACCCATTCCTGTTTGATTATCTCCATCAACCAAGAAATTTCGTATATAAATAGGCCCATCACAATCCTTTACACTAATTTTACTACAACGATTAAGATATGTGGACCCTCCCGCACTCGTATCAACGGCAATATCGAGTCTCTTTACAAATGTATCATCTATAGGATTAACCGCACTCATATCAAAGCCTGCGGCTATAGATGCATCTGTTGTCTCATTCTCATAAGGATCTAGCCCAAATGTGTAGAGGGTGGCAGGCGTAGGCATAAATTCTGTTTTCGTATTTCTGACGGAGACAGTTAGAGGAGATCTGCGATTATAAGAATCAGGGTACAGGAAAGTATAAACTGAAGATAAACGAGATACGGTATCATCAACCCCATCAACATCACTATCTTGTAAAACCCTAGTAGAAATATGTACTGCCGACGTACAAACATAGTCGCTATTACCTGAAAAGAGAGTAGCACTCAAATCAGGAGCCAATAAATTAGTAACTAGAGGATAATTTTTATCGGACGCAGGCTCATCAACTATTGCCTTAATTTGTCCCGAAGTTGTAAAAATTTTAGAATAAGCTCTATTTATAATTTCAATAGAACCACCCTCTTCAATTCTAATATTATGTAATTCCAGTTTACCTAGATCTCCAAAGTTACAAACCTCAACGAGAACAGGGAATCTAACTACCTTAGGAATGGCTGCGAGACAAGCTGATAGAGTGGTAAATATTGTTGAATCAGCGACTAAAGTATTAGTAGGTGTATTTCCTGATACTGTTAAGGCAAAGCCTGTAATAGAAGAAGTAGGGAACCCACCCTGCTCCCACATCTCATAAGTTCTCTCCTCTAAATCATAAAGGGGCAGATTATCTTGTTCCCAATTATAGAAAGAACTTGTATCAAATTTAGCTACATAAGGAGCCCATTGGTTAAATAATTTAACACTTCCACTAGTTGTATAAATATCATGTCTATTAAATGTCATTTTAGAAATTGAGTGTCCATCTAAATATTAAACTAAAATCATTAGTTTTGCGTATGTTGCTAAAAGTGCGATAGGCTGCTAAAATAGAAGCAGTAGGGCTCGTATCTCCTCGGGGATTTTTTACAAATAATCCAATTTCATTTAAGTATGCGTCCTCACCCCCATCATCACGCATACCGTTAGCAGCTTCATCATCAACTACGAGAGTGTATCTTACAGAGTTGTCCGCTATTCGAGTTACCTTATTAGCAGGAATCATAGCAAAGTCTACATCCGTCGTATCCGTAGTATTAGTTATTTGTGTAGCCCTTTCAATAAAGAGATTGCTTCCTCCACCATACCCCCCAGGTACACCCCCTTCAACGAGAGGCCCTGACAATTGATATGTAGTACTAGTTTCTAGTATAGTATCCGTTACGCCTGCGGCTCTTCCTGAAACTCCCAATTGAAATCTATCAATTTGGTAATCTAAAACTGTATCAGATCCAGATGCAGTAAACAAATATGTTAAAGATACGCCCATCCCTGATACAATAACATTGTGATCATCGAATAGAATTTCTTCAACACCATCCTTAGATCTTTTAATAATGGTTAAATGCCCATAAATACCGAGTTCTTCTGTAAAATTTTTCATATAAAATGTAATCTCCACTTAACTAATAGATCTAGGTGGCTAATCGCACCACCCGGACTGCCGGTATCTAGTATTTGGCATAAATTTTGTGAAAACGATTTAGTGGCAAATAGTCTATATCTCCTAGGATTATTTAGAGGATCAAACGCATAAGGAGGAGTATTTCCTGCGAGGAGAGATTTTTCCATATCAATTGTCCATAATCCCATATTATATATACCCCCATAGAGGTTAGCTGCGCCCATATCCCCCGATCCTATGGTTACTGAATACTCAACCACCCCAGAATTAGAGTATTGACTAACCCCAGGAAGATTTGTACCACCTGAAATACATAATCCACTCGCAGTACTACTCATTTCATAATGTTCGACCCCCCTAGTTCCTGGGCATCCTGACATAATCATATTAACAAAACCAGAGGTATCCATAGAACTAGCTTCATTAAATAACCCATTATATACACCTGAATAAACTATATCAGGATGGTCATACGAATTCGTTCCCGGCGTAAAACCCGAAAAACCAGTTCCTACAAAACCAGCCCAAGATTTTGTACTAGATCCAGCAGCCCAACAACCAATTAGAGAAGCCCCTACTGAAGACAACGAGGATAATACAGTACCACTAAACACAGCCTGATGATAAGCTGAAGGAATTAAATTTAAATTTTGTCCATTTCCAGGGACTAAAGAACTTAAAGCAACCCCACTCACGGAAGCTGAAACATCACTACTTAATTCTAAAGATGTAAGTGTGGGATCAGAATAATGAGGCAAAAGATCTATAGGAGAATAGGAACTCGGAGTGGTGACTCCTGGTTTAGGTTGCTGAACTACTGCAATTACCGAACTACTGTGCCCAGCCGCATCAGGGCCAAATGTAGCAGACAATAATGTAGCTTTATTCTCAGCGTAGGTATGAGCATTTTGCTGATACGCTTTAGCTGCGGTTCCAAAAGAAATAGCTTGAACAGTATAGTTAGAAGAATCTAATATAGCAGAGGTAGCAGTATCCAAATTATCTACAGCAATAGCTGAGAGAGAGGGAGAAACTGTCATAATATCAGCCAGCAGAACCCCCGCCCCATTTACAATAAGATTAGACTCTCTATGCAAGAGCTTTCCGTTAGAATATATTTCTACTTCACCCCTCATTTAATTATCCGTCTGTATAAGTGTATAACATTGAACCCCAGCCTGAGCTATATATACACCCCATCGTGGATGTAATCTATAATTTAGTCTACTGCCCCCTTTGTTTTCTCCGTTTGTCGGTCCTATGTCAGCAGCCACAGCATTTCTAGTAACTATATTAGTAGTGTACTCTCCCATCCCCGCAACCCCAGCTAATCCTGTAAAGAAGCGCAAGGTATCTCTTAGTTGTTCTTTATCAAAATATAACTTATCTTCTGCCTCTTCTGATACAAATGTTCGAAGTGGAATACCGTCAGTCTTAGTTCCTGTACCAGTCCCAATTCCAGCCCTATCGCGTAGGGTGGAATCTTCTAATGAAATATTATCAATCAAAAGATACTTTGCTGTGACAGGATTTTTAGGAAAATATATTTCAACAACATAATCGGTATCATCATTATTTACTAGTTCTTTCAACTTATAATATTCTTCTGGGACAGGAATAATATCTAAATATTCATAGTTATTATAGATAGTATAATTTCTTGTATCGAAATTTACTTCAAAAGTCTCAAAATAATCTTCCTTAATATTATTAAGTGAAACATTATTAATAATATCATCCGATCCCGTAGTAATATTTCCCAAGCAAATAATTTGAGATTGTGGATCAGGCTGTTTTATTGGAAACTCGAATAAATGTGAGTATGACATTACATGTGCTTTGGAGGTCTGGTGACAATCATGCATTACCCACTTTCCCTTAGAAGTAAAGGACCACATTAACCCACTTAAGGCTGCTCCTGTGCTTCCTAAATCACTAGCGAACGTCCTAGGTTTTGTATGAATCCATATGCCTACTCTGCCACCCCCCAAAATTGGCGAATTTTCTTCGGCTACTAAAGCTTTAATTTTTAATTTAAATTTATGATCCTTAATAAAGTGATTATTATAATCCCTATCTTCTCCATAAGAAGCCAAATCAAATCTAAGACGAGGTAATCCCCCAAAAGTTTTACACTTAATTATCGTATTTCCTATTAGATAATTCTCTTCTCCTGCCGCTTTATATTTATTATCAATTCTAAACACGTAAAAAGCATTTCCTGAAGGCGCACCAGAAGTATCACAAAATTCTATACCACTTAACAAATGTGGGTTTCTATACTCTGCATTATTAGCGGCTCCTGAAACAAATTCAATACCATCAAGCGGAACTACAGAATCCGTCAGTCCACTAGCAATATAAGTTCCCGAAGCTGGGAGAATGTCAGTTCCATCACTATACGATGCTACCGCACAGATACTAAAAACACCCGAACCATGATTCTGGCTGATGGCTAATCCCGTATTAACGCTGGAGGCTACATAATCCCCCGCCATTGTCTCTACCGCAGACCCCTCTAGCTCTAAATCACAATTATATAACCCCTTTCCAAATACGTGAGCAAATATATTTCCTCCTGTTTTATCTATTTGTGTTAAACCTAAGGGCGTTGGAAAGTATGTTTTATAATCTTTAAATACTTTATGCAGTCCCGTTCCAAACTTAAAGTCTCTATAATCTTCAAAAGAATTTAAAACTAATCCACTTGCAATTGCACTATTAGCATAACTTTGAATTTCATTTTTCCAATATGTATTTGCTGAACTAGTAGTAATATCTTGGTTAGCAGTAAACATAGCCTTATCTTCAAATAATTTATGCATACTTATATAAATAGAAGGTGTTTGTCCTCTATCCACATACCTATCTGTAACTGAAGCAAACTCCTCCCATTTAGCATTTGATCCCATTCCACGAAGTCCCCTATACGGGAAAGTATTACTAGTATCAACCCCTGAAAAGGTCCTGGAAGATTCCAAATTCTCACAGTAATGCCATACACCCGAAGGATTAATGGGATCTACTATAGGAAAAAATTTATTAGCAGAAGCCACATACCCTAAAGTTAATTCTCCTAATGAAGAAGGCATTGAATTTTCTAAAGAAGACGCATCCCAACTATTTGGAGCATTAAAAGCAGTTCGATCATAGTATCCCTCCATAGGAAGAGCATACCTAAAATTCCTACGTCTTGTCGCTCGCCTTGCTGTGTTTCCAGCCGCTACTTGAGCAAGAGTAAAAGAGGTCTTACTACTTAATAAATCATCAAAGATATTATCCACCTCAGATCTAACAAAAGTATTTAATCCTCCTCTCCCATCATTGGTCCCTACACTCCCCATATTAACTCCACTTAACTCAAAACCACCCAAAAATCCCAGACCTGAGGGGTTAGATTGTGAACCATAAGAACGTAAATTATTAGCACTAGTACTATAACCTAAATAATTCCACGTAGTAGAGGAATAATCGAATATATCGACCGCACTCGCATTCACATTAACTTTTACTATGGAGTGCGCGGGAGTAAATTGTCTAGCTATCCTTGCGGCTTCGTACAACGCAAATTTTGAATCCCCCTCAAAAGAAGTTTTTGCAAAATTAAAATCTATATCGTCAAAATCAAGGAATAAGTGAGAGGACTTCCCATTCCACAACCCTAAAATATTATTCGACTGCTCCGAAATGTTGAGTAAAACATCATTATAATTAGGGGGAGTTTGGACGGAACTAAAGAACATTAAGAATTCATTTAAACTTCCTAAATTAGTGTCCGTAGTTATACCTGCACTTACAATAAAGTTTTGTACTGAACTTGCAAAGCTAGGACGTACTCCAAAACATTCTAACCTTTCTCGCAGATATGCTACTAGCTGAGGAGTTAGCGAGCAATCGGCATAGTATTTAATTTCTTCAAAAGGTGGGAGAGGACAATTCATACGTCCTCGGTAATTAAAAAAGAATTCCAAATCTCCTGTAGATGATAAATAAAGAACATCCTGGGGCTCCCCTGGGTGTGCATCTCCCTTCATATAAACGCCGTATCCCAACACCCCACTTGAATGTGATGCCTCCCACTCTATTCCCCTCCCTGCCGAATATGCTTGTGCTCTAAAAAATGTATAACTAGGATCTTCAGCTAAATGAGCATGAAATGGTTGCATACCAAATTCATTTACAACTGTATATAAATCTGTTTTATCCCCAAATTCATTTATATTAAAAAGTTTATTTACGGGGAATTTCTCTCCATGAAAATTAAAATTATCAGGAAATTTCTTATATAATTCTAACATCAGGGAGTCTGTAACTATCTTTAAGTTTTCTTCCAAACTGCTAGTGTTATAGTAGTACACCCCCGCGTCAACAGCAAGTCCTGGGGTCCAAGTCTCTAAACTTTTAAAATAAGGAGACTCAGTTCCAAGACTATACCAAATCAGATGAGGAATATATGATTCCCACAATTCTTGAATATTACCTGAAACATTCAATACTGAGTCAGTTATTAAATTATTAACAGCAAATTGAACAGCATCTAATGTGCCTTTTCTCTTATAAATATTAACAGCTTGTCGTAGTTGTTGCCTCCACTTATCTGTAGAGCCGCCCCATAGTTTCCACCCAATTAAATCAGCTATATAACGCAGATACTCAGGTTTAGTATTTTCAATGTCATAAATTAAACCGATATTCTCTACTTCATCCGTCAAGTCTGCTAGACTAAACCCCATCGCAGTTTGAAATTTTCTAAGCGGTCCCTTAGATATACGATCATCTAATTGAGTAGATGCCCCTATGTAATCATCAAATGCATCCTTAACTCGGAAATCCTGCTCATCTATGAATAATGGAGAATAAATTACATCAATAAGAGTGAGTAAATTTTCTAACTTTTGTACCCCACTTGTATAAGTGGCTACCACCCCTGCACTAGGAGATAAAATAGCGTCCGCTGCCCCAGAAATAAAAGAGGTGGGAATCAATCCCAGATTAGAAAATGTGGTACAAGTAGAATAATTTCTCCAGAGAAAATTTTCAAACCCTCTTACTCCATCCCCTGTATCTAAACTCCCTCCTAGGTATAGAGAATTTAGAGAACTTAATACATATCCCGAAGGCTCCCAAGCTAACCCCCCATCAGCAGACGTATTTAGAAAGTAAAACCACCCTAGAGCATCTACCAAGTAATTGTGAACACTACTCCCATCAGAGTTTCCTGTAAAGGATGATAGCTCACTCATGTTTGTCCATAAAGGATCATCGGAAGTCCCATCTCCTTGAAACAATCTAATTTTAGGGAGTAGCGTTCCCGATAGATAATCATTAAAAGCACTACTTGTATCAAACTTATTAATAGAAGCACTTAAAGGAAGTAAAATCTTTTGATCGAATGTAAACGCATTAATATTAGTTAATTTATTTTGTTTTACAAAGTACTGGGATATCCCAGAGATATTATCTAGATTTACAGTTTGCGAATCTGCTACAGCCGATATGGAGAGAACAGTAGAAATATTATCAGCAGCAACTAGATTAGTATTTATTATCTCTGAGACTGGGTTAAGCTCTTTTCCGCTTAAGGTTAAATCCTCTTCCTCATAAATACCAGGGGTTATCAACTCCAGTAATTCTACAAAATTACGTTTAGAGTAAGTTCTAGTATTCGGAGTAAAGGGATTTGGATTACTCATTAGTCTAAGAGAGTAATATTGATAGTTAAATTATTCAACTGAATAATCTCATTAAAATCTACCATAATATCTTGAGCTATATTATCTATAGTAGAAAATCTAATTTCATCAATTTCAAAAATTTTTCTATTTAACTCAGAAATATATAAAGACTCACCAAAAGATCTATTCATTACATTCATATATACTAAAATCTTATCCCGTGCTTTAGCAACAATAAGATCTTGTAATGATTCTTCTTCTTTATCAATATAAATTGTTATTACCAAATCTAAAGTACGGATTAGTCCGTCCACCACCACAAGTTCATCAGTTGCCATCTTCTTCTTATTGGCATCAGCAAGCAATTGTGTTTTAAAATTGGGTGTAGCTTTTTGCAGTTGTAGATCGGAAGCTTTTTCTAGAACATAAATATCAATGATGTTGGCAGAGCTATATGCCTTCCTGGTAGCTGCTGTAGCTATCCCTACCGTTCCAAATTTACTTATAAACGTATTAGCAAATACGCTATAATCTTCCAAAGTAACCAGTCTATCTTGTCTAGCAAAAGTTAGGGGAGCCCATTTTTTTGCATGCTCTACTGTTTCAGCGTTTGAACCCCCCGTAGCTACAGAGGTATTAGTTAAAGCTCCAATAACAGGATCTAAGGCTAATCCCGTAATTCCTGTTACATTAATATTAATAGTATTAGGATTTATATTTCCCCGTGATCCTCCACCCACTCTATAAGTAATAAAATAAGACGCTGTATCATCGGGAGACGTACCCACCGTCCCATCTCCAAAAACTACAGTAGCATCATAATTTGTACCATATACTAGTTCATAGATTTTATCAGAAGCTCCAGATGCAAAATAGATATTATCTACCTCTTCATACACCCCCGAAACAGCAGAATCAGTTGAAGTAATAAATACTTCAACACTTCCCTCCACGACAGGGGATTGAGATAATTTAACTGTTTTAATTCCTTCTGTAGCAGCAAACGATCCACCATCAGTAACAAATACTCCCTCCTGAAGTACTAAGTTAGAATAAACTGTGTGGGAAGGGGTACCATCGGGATTATCACTCTCCGAATCATATAAAAGAATATTACCTGCGGAATTGGCTTGGGCTACCAGTCCATTAACTACTTTGTATAATGTATAAGTTACAGAACCTCCATCTTCAGGGGAGGTAATACTTACTGTTCTACTTGCTGGTGCAATATTATAATAAATCTCATTATCTCCTGAGTCTGCGGGAGAACTCTCGAACGTTACCTGGGCGTCGGCAGCCGCTGATAGGGGTCCGCGCATCCTCACTCCGATTAATTGTAATAATTTTTTAATACTACTCCTCTGCTTGGCCGTAGCAAAGAAATTCTCATTAGCTAACATATCCGCTTTCATAGACAGGACCGATCCCATATAAGCCACTTGCTCAATGAACATCATTCCTAAATCTGATTCAACAAAATAAGTATATTCGAGGGGATAAACAGCTTTAATATAAGCTATTAACGAATTCCTTAGAGAGATGAAATCAGTGGCAGCGAAATTAATAAGAGAGGGGCGCTTTAATACAGGGATTTTAGCCAGAGCTAAATAATCCGACGCTATAGTTCCAGAAAAACTCATGTTATTACCACCTCTACATCAAACATAGTTAGATCCCCCTCTGATATCTTTATTACTAAACTAACTTTTAAAGAATTCCCTCCTGCGGGTCCTGCGTCCCCATAGGGGATTACAGATATCCTTTGAATTGTTGCTCCTACTATATATCTATCAAAGGACCAAGCAATTTCTCTTTTAATAGCTTCAAACGTAGATTCTGTTAATGGTTGAAATAAAAATCTTCGGAGATTACATCCAAAACGAGGAAGCATTATTCGCTCTCCCCGTTCTGTTGATAATAATTGTTTTACTGCTCCTCTAATTAAATCCCTGCCTACTACTTTTTTGAAAAAACCACCGCTATCTCTATTCTTTCCTATAGGAAAATTTAGACCATAGGTAACTTTTTGTAATTCAGCACTATTTCTTTCTAGTGGGGGAAAGTAAGTAGTTCCATAAGTGTTTACAGTTTGATTTGCTCCCATTTATTTATTCTCCTTTAAGAAAAGGGCTGTGTCCTCTGTTCTAAGTAATTATTAAGAGAAGTTATCATTGCCCAATATACCCTAGCTATCACCCAATTATCATTTGTACTACTAGTTTGGTCAGCATTGTCTAGAAGCCATCTTAAAATATCTTTACTATCAGCAACTCCCCCCACCTTGGCAGGTAATAATACATTAATAAGTTCGAATGGATCAGCAACTGAACCTGTTCCATCTCTCAGATGATACAACTCATCAAATCCTGATCCTTCGTATGTATAGCCACTAGTACATCTAATAAGTTTCCATGTTCCTGCACTAGCGTCTGGTAAAGAAGTATAAATCGCTGTAGTATCGGCTCCTGAGGCGCTATGATGTCCCCATGCATAACCATTCGCACTCACACTCATGCCTCTACGTCTCTGCACAGGCAAATTAGGATTACCAGAAACGCCTACGGCAGCAGTCGTAGTCAGCGTCACTGAGCCATCAGAACCCAATGTATATTTACCAACTTTACCAGTGTAAGTTCCCATACCAGCATCATTAATAACCCCATCAACATCAAATGGGTCTAAACGATGCAGTGGGATAGTTCCTGATGCTACTGAATTTCCTAAAGGTCTAAAAGACTCTGCAAAACTAAAGTTCTTTGCAGTCTTTCCTTCCCCAGATAATACGGATAAGAATGATGTTCCTTCGTATCTTTGAGGTTGTTGAGGAGTATTAGGTATAAGATCCTTGTTAACTCCTGCAATTTCTGCTATAGTAGCATAAATATCAATAGCATCAACAAAAGCCAGCGAACTACCTCCTGGATCAGCCAAGAATGGAGCTTTTACGATTAGGGGAACTCTTGTCCCCCGTTCATAAACTGAATCCTTGAAACCCCGACTACTATCTCCCTCTCCTCCTCTTCTCTCAGGTAAATAAGTAGTGCCAGTATTGTGCTTATTACCTCCATACAATAATTTAGTATAAATTGGCCCCATTCCGCTAGTAGTGTTACCTACTTCCCCTCCTGAGATAGAAGAAACATAAGTATTCATTTTTGCTAAAATACTTGGATCTGCTCCATTATCCCCCATGAAGATAAATATAGTTCTATCCTTTCTACCTTCGTCAATAGATGATAAGAAAGAACTTAACATCCAATCCATATCCTCAATTTGGGCGTTAACATTAAAGCATGTACTACTACTATCAGCCAAATTCTTCTGATCTGGACTAACATCTGCTGTGGGGAGAGCGTCTATTCGAGCTTGGTAATGCATGGAAGAATAAAAAGCCTCAGCAGGAGAGGTGCCCCACCCCTCCATACCCCACCCATAAGTAGTTCCTGATGGAGTCATGGTTTGGGGGGCATGAGGAGCATTCATAGCCATATATAAGAAAAACGGTTCCTCTAAATTATTAAAGGAATCGACTGCTTCCACTATGGTCTTATGAGTAGCATAGGAAGAAGCGTCCCCCTGAGCATAAGGTACACGGAGAGACGTATCTACAGCACCTCCTGCTACTGTAGTTCCAGAAATAGATTCACTAAATGTGGTATATCCAGTATCTGAAACAGTAATAACCTCTCCATTTTTATTCATAAAATAGTTAACATACCCACTATTAACATCTGATAGTGAATAATCTGCATCCCAGGCTCCAGCACCTGTATTACTAATAAAATCATTATGACCAGGAGCAGGAGGTTTATTCAAATTCCAGAACATAGCCCTATAATCATCCCACTTTCCTACCTTACTAATATGATCCCACCCCGCACCAGAAGCATTTCTATTAGGATGTCCTGCTGTAGTTGGACTTTCATTATAGGAAGCTATACTACTCCACTCCCCTAGATGCCATTTACCCACCATACCACTCTTGTAACCTTTAGCCCTGATAGCTTCAGGTAGAATCTTAAAATTGACTCCCGATGCCCAAGAAGACTTTGCACCATCTGTAGCTGTTACAATATCTTCTAGTAATCGCACATTTCCATTCACATCATAAATCGGATATTGAGTTCCTAGCCCATTAAGACCTCCAGAGGTTTTTTCAAATTTTAAAGTTCCTACACCACCAATGCCATGTCCCCAATAACCACGGCTACCATCTTTATGTAAATAGTTAGGACTACTAAATGCTTGCTTGCCCGTCATAATAGCGGCTCTACTAGGGGAACATAAAGGTTGTGCATGAGCATTAAAGAAAGTAAGACCCTCTGAAGCTATACTACTCAAAGTAGGTGTATAAGGATAAATATTAATTCCATTAGTAGGATCATCTAACGTACTAAACGGAGTAGAAGGAGAGGGCAATTCATAAGGATTCTCAGAGTCATAGACTGATAACTGGTCTATACCTAAATCATCCATAAATACTAGAACAACATTAAATCCTGCACCTGTAAGGTAATTTAGTTGATGTAATTTTAGATCAATACTTTGGAAAAAACCTTTTTGAGCATTATAATTTTTTTGAACTTCGTATCCTGTGAGAGGTTTTCCATAAAATTTTAAACTTCCTAAATGCCCCTTATAACTACTTTGAATTCCCCCTCTATCTCCTCCCATAAAGTTCCCATGCTCATACATTCCATCAGTATATCCCCCTCCCACTATCCAAGGAGTAAAGAATGGATTTAATCTAGGCCCATCATGCAGCGTAGTAGGTCCATCTACTGTAGTAGATGAATATTCGAAACTATTATTTTTCTTAAACGAAGGTAGACTCGGAGTAGTAAAGGGAGCAACCCCAAATACCTCACTGATAGCCGAAGTAGTTACCAAAGTCCCATCTACAAAGAATCTCATTGTATTAGTTGCAGGATCAGCAGTAATATCTACTAATATAAAGTTAGATGAAACTCCTCCAAAAGCAGTAGCAGATAGATCAACCTTCATTTTATAGAAAGTCGCATAATCCTGACATTCATCGTTATTTATCCAGGAACAAGATGAGAAATCTCTTGACTGAGTAGGAGCAATAAAGAAACTTAAAGAAGAAGTAGGTTCATTTAGTAAATTATCATTACTATACCCCGTAGAGGCGTGAGTAATACGTCTGTCTCGCGTAAATCCCATCACCATTCCCCTTACATAACTACTTCCTTTATTATTCTCTAGGAAATCAAGGTCAAGGGGGTTTCCTACGTGATCCTGAGGAGCGGAGGCTGCACTTGCTGCGCCTACATTCTCACACCCTAGAATTACTTTTGTTAGAGCCGACGCTGTGCTACTAGCCCACCCCGCTTCCCCATCCATAATATTGGGTACATAAGCCCAAAATTCTATAGAGAAACCGCTAGGACTATATGTTAATTCCCTAAACTCTTGTGTGTCGGGGAGTCTTCCAAAAGATCCCATAGCAGATGCGCCTGCGGTATCGGTAGATTTATTTTTAGTAATTCCCTCAAAGTAAGGAATAGCAAGTCCAAACGGAAAAACACTAGGTCTATTAGTTCCTAAAAGTTTAGCATTATTATATTGATCAGTGGTAGCACAATTAGTAACAAAATAATCAGTAGAAGATGGTGTTACTAACTTTGTTTCTAAGAAATTATAAATAGCAAACAACTGATCAGTAACAATTTGATCAGTAAGAGATAATATACTAGCAGAGTTCGCTGCCGAAGCATTATATATAATGCTACCCTTTCCTACTTTTGGTACATGTAAATGTCTAAAGCCTATAGAAGCTGGTTTAGGGGGAGATTGAACAAAGAGAGGATTTATAGGTAACACCATCCCTGTGACCTCCCCCTGCTCAAAGATTAAAGCTTTTTGTTTCTCTAAATCTACTTGTAGATTATATTCTTCTAGATAGGAAAAATCATTGATGGGTACATGCCCTGGAAGAAAGGGTGTAGTAGCACCTGACGGTCCATAAATTTGCGGGCCTTTAAATGCTATTTCGATCTGTTTCTTTCGTCTATCAATCTTATCGTAATGATTTGCTATTTCAGAAATAATCTCTTGACGCTGATTCTGTACTATAGAAGAATCTTCTCCATAATTTTCAATATAATTAAAGAGGGCACCTGATAAATCTGATACATGTTTATCTTTTTGCTGTATAAGAACGCTCAAGAAATGGTCTACATTATAATTGGCTTGCATTCCTAAACTCTCGTCTATTCTAGAGATATCAAAAATGTTTTCTGTAAACTTATTCAGAGATTTGATAGAAACTGCGTCTCCCTTTCCCCCCAAGTTAGGGTCATAATCATAAGTCCACGCATCTCCAACAGGCACTATGCCAGAAATAGCTAAATAAATGGGATCTAGCCCTCCTGATTGAGAATCATAATATAGTCCATCCGAAGTAAGGATATATTGACCTTCAGTAGTTATAGGAGGTCCGTAAACCAGCCTAAAGACATCTTCAGCAGCCTCAATCCCCAAACCAGGGTCTTCTGGAGCGCATCGTGTGAATGTAGTTCCTGATAACGACTCATCAAATTCAGCAGAATCTAAAAAACATGGCTCTAAATTAGGATCAGCAGCCCTCTCCCCTAGAATGGCATCAATCTCATTCATTCTAGCGGTGCATTCGTTAATGAAATTGGAAGTAGCCTCAATTCGAGCTATAGCTCCTGCATACCTAGAATTTATAAAATCTTCTTGCTCCTGAGGAGGTAAGGTATTACGTTGAGTAGCAGCATTCCCTCCCTGGAACGATTGCATATCACTAAATTTCCCCAAACAATCTAATATTCCCCCAATTTGGGCTGAAATATTGGTATAATTGGAATAAATATCTATACCGAACTCATAAGCTGTACCTAATACAGAGATAGCACCATTCAAGTTAGCAAGTAATTGAGAAGAATCGTTATCTATTCCAAGAAAAGAAGAGTCCGATTTAATTTTAAATGTCCCTGTCTCCGTATCAAAAGCTAATACGCCCGTATCACTCATTACACTCTTTATTAAATTACCAACGTAACCGTTAGCTTCCGCTCGACCTTCTGCAAATGAAGACTGAATTGAAGTTAAAATTGGAGAAGGTAATAAAGACATCGCTGCCGAAGCTAAACTTAGCATACAACTAGGAAGACCGTAAGCCATTCCTAGGGCATCAAATAACCCAGCACCACCAACTCCCTGTACCTTTAAAAAGGTAGTAAGATCAAAAGCTGCCATTTACATCACCCCCCCAGTTCCATATACAGGATAATCCGATCCTATAGCAAATATGTTAATCCCTGGAAGCCAAGTATTGATGGGTGCGGGGGGAGCAATAGGATTGAGATTAATGGGAAATCCTATCATGGTAATTCCTCCTGGGCTAGTGAGGTTGGCAACAGCATTTATTGAACCTCCTGCGCTCAAATTTAAGTCTCCCTCGGCTCTCATATTCAAATTTCCTCCTTTTGCCACAATCTCCACATCTCCTATAGCCTCAATTTCTATCTTTCCTGATGATTTTAAGCGAATTACACAACCCCCTGTCCCATAATTAGTTATATTGGGTCTCGGGAAGGGAGGATTAGGGATACTTCCAGTACCTCTTGTTTGAAGTTGGATAACTTGCTGCGTACCTTTAATATTTAGGCAATCAAGAAAAATTCTACCAGTTCCATGTCCTCTAGCTGCATTAAAATTATCTTGTTTACTAGTATCTGTAAAAATATTAACATCTTTAAACTTACTTTGAATATTTATATTTCCATACTCTGCGTCTGAAAACAAAAGGGGAGGAGAAAACATAATAGGAGGAAACCCTAAAGGTCCGTGATCTCCTGTAGAATTGTTCATTATATTTACTTCTTTCCCATCTTGAAGTCTCATATTTACAGTACCTTGTACTGATTTAAATGTTTGATCCCCGGAACTTTCTACTCTAATTTCAGACATACTAGGAGCAAATAAAGAAGGCGTAGCCAATCCTGCCATATGCTGATTTGCTATAGTAATTTTACTATTATTTCCACTATCTAAAGTAATAGAATCTATACCAGGGCTGTCATCTAAGGTTATAGTTTTTCCATTTGGAGAGTTTAATTCTACCTTTGTATTAATAAATGTAGCATTATCTTCTTCCGATATTAATAATCCTCCTCCTCTAGCTCCTTTTAACATACTTCTCTTAGGAACTCCTCTAGCTCTAAACATTTTAGGATCAGCCCGCTCAAAGGGATAATTACTTGTATTAACAAAAGCATTTCCTTTTAGTGGTGTTCCCGTACTTTCTCTTAAGATAGGGGCGTATGTAGATGCAAGATAATAATAAGTTAATTGTCCTTCTGGTTGACATACTAAGATCTGAGTTCCTGGTGTTGGCATAGCAACAAAGCCCCCCTCTGTATTTGTAACAAAAGGTGAACAATAATTTACTGGTTCTTCTTTTATAGGTGTTCCATCAGTAAAAATTGTAGCATAGAATACCCCATCTAATGAAGGACTATACTGATCATCAACTTCTGCTAAATAAATATTTGTTCCAGCCATTACGAACCTCTTTCTAATGTCTTCCTATACTGAGCATCCCAGTCACCCCACCTAGGCTGGCATCGTACCCAGCTAGTGACTCGGCGTACTCGTCAGCACTCTGACCTCCTAAATCAAAAATATCTTCAGATTCAGGTAGCGGAGGCTTTCTCCAATTTCTGTGTAGTTGAAAAGTTGAACTCGCTTCTCTACTATTTATAGTATGCTTAAATCCAGTTATACGATAACCTCCACTAAAAAAGTTATTCAGTGTACCTCTCTCAGGACGAATTTGTTGAGTAATAGGAACATCTTCTGCTATAACAATACAATTAATCATTAATGTAGTAATTTTAGATAAATGACACATAGGAAGAGTTGTGATATTCATCTGATGTGCTCTTTTCATCATATCCTCCAAAAAAGATGCAAGTATTTGGGTAGGTTGTCCAGGGAGTCGTTGATTAACAACAAATAACATCTGATCTCTTTGGTCTTCTGTTAGTATTTCATATAAAGCAATAGCTCCTGTAGCAAACTGTAGTGCATCTTGATGTAAATGGGCTGCTCCTGTAGGATTAACCTGGAACATTAAATCATTCGTGAGTATTTGTTGATCCTCACTTGACAAATTAGCATAATCCATCTTTGTAATGTAAGCTAACACATCCCCCACATTATTAAAATCAAATCCGGTAAACCGCTCTTCTATTAACCCACCTACATCATCTGAAACTCTTCTTTTTACACTTTTTGCAAATGCTCCTTGTAATAAACCAAAATAAATAGGACCATATTTATAATTAAAATCTAGGATATTGGAATTTTTTACATTAAATCTAAAAATAGGTAATTCTCTCAGTTTTTCCGTGGTGTTTGTCCCCTCCTCGCCCGTGACGGGCAAGTACGCGCCTCTATCTAGCAAAGCGCCTATTTCTTTAGTAGTAAGATAATGAGGATCATATAGTCCCCCTTCGTTCCTCGTTGGATAACTCTCAAGAAGATAATTTATTGCGGAATGATAGTCTCTATCTGTAAGAATTAATTTATCTAAGGGATGAATAGGAGCAAGATCTATTTGAGCTACTGCTGCTCCACCCCCTGGTCCTTGTAACGTTCCACCAAGGGCATTCCTTAAATTTCTAATTCTAAAATCATAAATCATCTGCTGCTCCAGTGCGCCTTGGGCCTGTTCGATTTCTGAGGCCGTAGGAGGGGGAAGAACGCCTCGGCCTGGGAAGGCGTCGGGGAAGTACCCCCCCGGACTGACTTGAGCACCTAAAGTAGCCTCATCAGCGTCTGCTGTTAGTTTATCTTTTAATTTTTCAGCGGCTGTTATCACCGCTTGCTTATCTTTAAAACCTTGTACTGTGTTGTAGTATTGCTCTAGATCAATTTGTCCATATAAAAAATTTGTAATCAAAGCTCTATCTCCAAAAACAATAACAGGACTACCTATATCGAAATCTGCACTTCCTCCAAATAAATAATCAGCCCCCCCACTATCTCCAAATTTAGCTTTCTGCTCACTCCACAATTTTATAATATCTAAGTTAGTTTCTGCTGCATAAAATACGTCTAGTTTATAAATACTTTCTATTACTTTTTTTAATGTATCAGTAAATCCAAAAATAGCTTTAGCATTATCTGGTAGTCTTCCTGTAGCATGCTGGACTAGTTGGGCTCTGTATAGCCAATCCTCAGAAAACACTTTAAACGCTATGTCTTCGTTAGTAGGAGTAACGCCAGGAGTTACAGAAGGATCTCCTGCTATCCACGGCATTATAACAGGACTGACTAAGGGAGTGACAACGGGAACGAGAGTAACGAGTTCGTCGCGGAAGGCTGTTCTAGCTAACTGAGTCCCGAACCGATTGAGGATATAATGAAAAGTTTTATAAAATTGTCCAAACGACCAGACATTTCCACCCCCGCCGTCTTTTCTCTCAAAACTCTTATACGCATCGTCTATAAACTCTCTACCAACATAATTAATATTAGGCAAAAGAACAATAACATTCGAATTTCCGGTAGCTTTTTGAATATAATTTCTGATTAAATCCGTCAATATCAGATGAATATCGGCTCTGTCAACAAATTCAGCTACCTTCTCCTTACCTAATTTTTTTAGAGCAGTTAAAACTACCGATCTTTCAGCTTCAATCCCAGCCAGAGCCCCGCCCTCAGCACCCGCACCCCCCAAGCGCCCCAAAGGATCCCCCAGCGCAGTAGCCCCTACCTTCCTCTCATATATTTCATTACCATCATTCCAACTTTTAAAATCTAATTGGCCCGATTCCCCCATAACAGTATTAAGTAAGCCCCCCATATGGATATCTACTAATTCTCCATATGGCCCCCTTCTGTCCCCACTTCTAATACTCCTCACGATGGGCGCAAATTCTAGAGTTATGCGTCTAGCATCCTGAATGGTTACATCAGCATTTATTAATTTCATAACATGCGGACCAGCCCAGTGATCTATATCTAAACCTACTCCATAAGCAAAATAGAAAAATTTATTACCATACAGCGCCCGAAGGTATTTTTTCCAATCACCTACTTCAAAAGGAGTTAGTACGGGGGGTTCATCAATTTCACCCTCTTCTCTATGTAGAGGAGGCATATAACCCACAGCATCCCGTAAAATATTGTCACTAAGAAATTTCTTTTCAAACTCATGGTTGGGATCAATTAAAGTGAGGGTCATTTTTTGAGAATTTGTGCCCGCCCCCAGGGAATGCTCAAATGATTCAAAATTGGGATTCCCCACATTACTAAATAACATTGCATCTTTAGCATTCCTAGTAGCTTCTAATACATTTCCACCTACTCTAGCAGTGGCTAATATTTCCTTAATTACATCCATATTAAAACATACGAGTACACTAGCAGTAGGGACAATAGATCTTTCACTAGACCTTTGTGCTGTAATTACTGTTGTCCCTAAATCTACAGTACCTTGAACCATTTTAAACCTTAGGAATTAAAATTCTTTCATGTATTTTAAATCCCTCAAAAGGATCTGAAATATTGTTAACCAACATTAGTAACCACCAATTTTTAGGAGTGCCATAAAATAAATTAGAAATTAAATCAGGTCTATGCTCATATCCTAAGGGAATATATCCTACATTATACTTTGCTTGTTCATCCATATTAAATAGATAATTATCAAAAAATTGTGTATTTACAATAGTCGTAACTTTTGCATTTCTATGTGATACTATATTGCAGTCTAACTCATATGGACCCTTATTCTTCCCTAAACTTGCCATGATTTATCCCCCTCCATAGCCTGGGTCCATAGACCCCGTTGAAGCTGTATCTGTTTCTCCTACAACAGATTCCCAACCTGCTAAATTATCTTTTAAAATAGCTGTATTAGGCTGAAATTTTTGAAAATCTCCCGTTCTTAATTCCTCTAATCTCATCCTTATTTCTAATCTACGAGGTAACAAAGTTTTAACATCAAACCCAAATTTTTCATCCCACTCAATACTATAGTCTAAACATACACAAGGAATATCCTGAAACATAACACCATGTCTTAATCTTATTATAGGGGGTCCATATAGAGGATTTTCAGAATTATTTACTACACTAGACCTTACTATATTAATCCAATAAATAATAAGATCAATAAATTTATATCTAGAAAGTTGGGATGCTGAATCTAGTGCTATATCCCAGGCCCGATCAAACTTCGTCATGGTCCCTACGTCTGGATCCAATAATACTGTATCCTGCTTCGCTTGTTGTACAGCCCACCCCACTTGCGCTTTTTCTACACCTTCCGTATGATATTTTCCTTCTTGTTTTGCTAAATATGTCTCAATAATATACTGTCTCTCCGCATAATTTAGATATCTTGACTGCGTTAGAACTTGTTTCGCAGAAGCCTCTACATCAGGATTATTTAAATATTTATACGCAATTTCTACCGAAGGATTTGTTAGTAAATCAGGTGTAGCTATAGGAGATCTAAATCTTTCTCGTTCGGCTGAAGGATTTTTTTGCATAAAAGTATAATCTGTTCGATTTATATTAGTATGCTCCTCTGTCAAGTGGGGTAATGTTATTTGAAATGTTAAATCTAAGCTCCGTGAATCCGCGCCCAGATAACTATACAGATTACTGGATCTTCCAATTAAGGAATATTTTTGGTAACGTGCTTTTTTCCGTTCTCTAATCTCAACATTCTCAAAAAATGGTAGTTCTACAATAAAATAATCTTCTCCTTCAATTGGATTAGGAAAGTAAAACATCAGTTTTGTGCGCTCAGGTAAAGCCCTGTCTATAATATGTCTATTTACCATAAATTATACCTTTCTCCTATGGAGCCTCCGATCCAATAGCTCCTGGGCTAGTTACCAGAGATGTACGCTCGACTATTCGCCTGGAAATTTCAACTTGCTCCGCAGTTAGTCCCAATAACTCTCTAAAATCATCATTGGTTATTCTACTAAACACCGTTTCTGCCATCGTATCCCTCCTTGCCTCCACATCATCTCGCAAAGCTTCAGAATGAGTCGTATAACTGTCTATTAGGGGGCGCATTATTCTCTCACCTAGAGATCTATCATCTTCCGCTCGTTCCCGTGCTCTTTCGTTGCGCGCTCTGATTTCGTCGGCCTCCTCCGCTGTCAAGAGTTTAAAACCTGCATACTCTCTATCAAGTAAACCAAGCGGAGACGCACCCAACCCGAGCGCATCGACTGGACCGGCTGGACCGATAACGTCCCACACCTTAAAAAGTCCCCCCATGACGTTACCTGAGATTGTAAGGATTTTTAATAAAGGAGCAAGTGAGGCAGTTAATTCTTTAAGTTGCTTCTCCCAAAAATTAATGATAGGTATTAGCCCACTTAGCCACCCAAGAACGGTTTTATCTAAGTCTTTCATTATTTTAGGAAATTCTTTTTTTAACCAACCTCCTACTGTCTCGGCTAATGCCGAACCCATTGCAGTAAAAGACTTAGTAATTCTAATAACCTCAGGAGTAAACATTTCAGAAATAACTTTAAATAATGGTGTAAGTATCTCGGATTTTAAAGTTTCTATAGTTTCAAAAAAGCGAGTCATCCCCATCGCTTGTTTCTTGTTACTCTTCTTTAATTCATCACTAAGTAACTTAAAGTTCATAATATTTGTACCTAAGTAACTCTGAGTAATTCCTAGTAGTAGTGGCATCTCCTTGCTGCCTGCTGCAAACATTTCCACGCTCTCAGCCGCAGTATGGATCGCGTCTACCATTATTCGCATGTCCTCAGTTTGAGACTTCGAGGCAATTAATTGTTGTTTTGTTTGGTCAACCCCCAACATAACTCTTTGCCCAAACTTATCAATGCTTACATCCATAATCTCAGCAACTACTTTATTAAGTTCTGGGAGCATATCACGACCTACGATCCCCGCTAACTCAGTTACTGCCCCTGTAAGTTGCTTTCCTATACCAAGCATACCTGCTACGGGCATTACATCAGATAAACCATCTAAGGCATCTACTAATACTTCGGTACTGACACTGTAAGTTTTATTTAAAATTAATATCTTACGAGTTAGCTGATCTGTAGCATCTCTATCCAATCCCGCAATAGATTCTAATCTTGCGAATGTCTTCGCAGTTTTGGCATAGTTAGTACCTGTTAACATTTGCTGGTTTATTAGTTTAGCAACTCCCTGTGTGTTACCTTGTAAACCAGCCTCTAAGGCCATAAAAGCCCCAACATACCTAGTAGTCAGATCACCCCGTAACCCCTCGATTGACCCAGCAAACTTAGTCTGAGCCTCCTTATAGGTCATGCCTAATTCTAGGGATGCCTTCTGTGCCCTGTCACCAAACCCAATACTCTTTGTAAATGCTGTTTCTATGGATTGGGTAAGTTTATCTACACCCTTAGCTAAGAGTGCTAGTGAACCATGTAGGGCTGCAAACCCCATCGCAGCAGGTATTGGTGGCACCATATAATATTCCTCCTATTCCCCTTCTCTCGATACTCTTCTTATAGGTCCATCTATTCGATTATAAATATATGTTCTATAACTATCTTCTGGAACTACTATATCCATTATTTGTTTCAATTGTTTCAACGCGGTTGTCGCTGGATTAATAACTTTAGTGGTCTTCCAGCGCCCTTCTATCTTATCTAAAGATTTATAAATGTCCAATCCTTGATCCATTTTTACTCTTCCCATTTTATATAGAATATTTAAAGCTCCTAGGTCAAAAGTCCCGTCTACAGGGAGGGTGAAGCCCGTCATGAGTTTGTTTCCTGTACGGGCGCTTCGAAAAACTGGTCTAACTAGTAGGACTAACCTATCACCCTTGCTACCCTCACCTGTAATAGGGTGGTACTTGAAAAATAATACATCCCCTGCACGACAACTACTTCCCGTCACAATTGCAACCTGAGTAAAGGGGTCCGCTCCTACTTTATCTAAAAAATCTGAAACTTTTGGTGAAAATCTACTCATAGCTATTATTATATATTGTTCTTGGAAGATAAAATAAACAATGCATAGTGAAAATCTTGATATAGATATAATTGATTTTTTAGATTTACTTAATGAAACATTAAGTGCTTCTTTCGTAGAAAAATGGCGACATAAATACTCTGAAAAATTTATAAAGCATTTTCAATTAAAGATTCTAGCAGCCTTGAATAAACAAAAACCTCTTAAAATTGAAATGCTTTATAATTACTTAACCAGGAAGTGTAAGTACTCGGATGAACAAGTACTTAATTTCTTTCATACAATAGATATTGAAATATACAGTCCTTTTATTTACGGGCGTCTGAAAAAGCCTTTTTAAGTTTCTTACTTTCTTCTATTGCTTTTTCACAACTACGATGATCACTAAATTCAGGACAATGGTTCTTTTGCCAAGGACACCAGTTGCAGAAATCATTCCTACTTGGTTTCATATCTAGTTTCTTTTTCTTACGGATCTTCCAGACCTCATCTACTATTTTGCGTAGATGAGCATTTATCTGAGGAACGGAGTACTGCACAAAAACGAATGTATTCGTCAGAGGGTAGTAATGTGCCGCAACTATATTAGAAACTTGGGTATCATACAATTTGCCTATAGCGTAAGTATACCCCTTTAGTTGAGTATCCTGGTAAAGCTCCACTTTACTCTTTTGACGCTTTGAAGTCTTATAATCAATAATTAGGTATCCACCGTCTTTTCCCTTGATCACTCGATCAATTACACCATTTAAAGTAATGTCATCTTTTACGGGAACTTCGAAAACTAATTCGGTTGCAACCGTTTCCCCTAACTTTGCGTTAAATTTAAGAAAATTCTCAATACACGTTAAATCTTTACCTGTGTACTTCTTTGATACCCTGTATGAACCCCTCACCTCCTCAGCAATCTGAACTAATTCATCCTTTGTGGTGGCTTTTACACCATCTTCAAGAACTTTGTGGATGTATGATCCAAAGTGCAAAGCTTCAGTATTCACTTCCTTCGGTTCAGGTAGTCTATCAACATACCTATAGCGGTACTTAAGTTGACATTGTTTAAAAGTTTGATATTTTGATTCGGAAATTGTTTTAATGTACATAATAGCTCCTCAGTTTATTAGAGACTACATTACTGAAAAATTCAGCGATGTTGGCAAACTCTCTGCTAATGATCGAGAATTTATCCTCCAATCTGTTTTTGTTGAGAATGATTGGAAACGCCACATGAGTATCAATTTAGATAGTGGTCTGTGGCAATGCTTCAAAACAGGTAGAACAGGTAATTTCACAAGCCTCTATGCCCATATAGAAAATATACCTTACTTTCGAGCCCAACGAGACTTACTAATCAAAAACTTCGAATACTTGGGAGAAGAAGTACCTAATTTAAATTTACCTCCTCCAGAGTATGTAGAATTAGATACTTCCAAATTACAGCCTATCTCCATATCTTCTGCATATAGTGAAGATAAAAATGTGCTACTTGCATGGAGCTTTTTATTTGGTAGAAAACTTTTTAATGAATCTTCTGAAGAAGAAGAACCTTTTTACTTATGCATGGAGGGAAAATTTCATAATAGGATTATTATTCCATTTCGAAAAGATAATGTAGTTTATTACTACCAAGGAAGAACAATCTCTGACGCTAGGCCGAAGTACCTCAATCCCTCCACGGAAATAGCCCCAAAACCCTCAAATATTCTTTACCCTTACGACGAAGAGGCTAATATGCTAGTCGTATGCGAAGGCCCCCTTGACGCTCTCTCGCTTCAATTAAATGGCGTTAATGCTACATGTACTATCGGGTCTTCCGTGAGTCCTACCCAAGCTGAAATACTATCTACCTTCAAAGGAAAAATTATTATGGGATATGATAGTGACGAAGCAGGGCAACGAGGGATTGTCAAATTTGATAGATTAAGAAAAGAAAGAAGGATGGACACTTTTGAAGTTTGTTTCCCTCCTTCTGGGCACAAGGATTGGAATTCGGCCCATATTGCTAACTTTGATTTAAAGTCTCACATCACAAGAAACAGCAAACTATACGATTTTGAGTATAGGATGAGATTTAGCTTATTGTAAAGTAATAAGGAACTGTAATTATGGTTTCATTCAATATACCATACTTTGCCGTAACCATGTAAGTGCCTGTCAAACCACCAAAATTAGCTACATTAGGATGAGTAGCTAGAGTTGTGGTATCAAACCTCCAGACAATAGTATTATCAGCCGTAATATCTACAGTCGCGCTAGTATCCGAATACCCCGAAACTGGCACATGAGCAGGCAAGGAAACCGAACCCTCATTAACTTTATCTACTCTAACCATCGCGCTCGTAATAACGGAATCTTTAAAAAGATTTATAATACTTTCATCCAAGTCCTTATTTTGAATATTTACAGTTGTAGTAATTTTTAGATTTTCTATTGAGGATAATGTCAGATGTTTATTTACTAATCTATTTTCGGTGGTAAGTAGAACAGGCTGAGTAACCGAGAAAAAAGTATCATCGTACAGATGGAAATCATTAATTAGAGATTGGTATTCCGATCCGTTATTAAATTTTAGAGTCCAAACATCAATATAATCATCCACACTGGTAGCATCATTCGCAATAACTGTACTTTCATTACTGTTTATATCACTATAAAAGGTATACAATCCAAACTGGGGTTGCGTTCCAACTTGCACATCCCCGTCTAGCACGCAAACATATTCTCCTGTTTTCACACGAAATACACCACTTAACGAAGATAAATTTAGGGGATTATACTCCCCCTCAGGGAGTGCCCCACCCGTATACTCATGAGTTGAAGCAGCAAAATGCATCTTAATTATATCCGTGGAAATGGAGGACGCAACCACATTACCATCTAATATAGAATCAGGAGAAATATTTGCTGCTTTCTTAAAAATTGTTACCCCACTAATATCGGCAGGATCATAGTATTCCCCATCATTAATAAAAAATGCTCTCAGAGCCACTTTTTGAATTACTGTAGGTCTATTATGCCTATCTACTACGCTAACTCCGTTTAATTGCATCTGCTTGCCGTTCCTGATCTTCTCGTAAGAGGTTAAGGAAGACTCCCCTCTCCACTCTAGTCATACCTTTTACGTCTAGATACGAGAATCTTCCCCTATTCACAAGTATATAGGCTTCTAATAGAAGAGAATCTAAATCAATTATCTCTTCTAATTCACATCGAAAAAATTTGCATCTATGGGTAGATCAACTACGGAGACCTCCTCACAGCCAGTGCATTCGAATTTAACCATTGTGTCTACCCCAAAATCAGTATGCATAGCCTTTAAAATTAGTCTCATATCTTTAATAGGTAATTTTTCTAAAACCGCATTAACAATAGTTTTATCGCTGTGCCCCCCAATCTCTAGAACAAATCTCCATAGTTGAGATAGGGCTTTTGCACTATCCTGAAATAATTTCTCATCCCGTACTCTAGGCAAGCGTATTTTAGCCTCTTTTTTAATAGACGGAAGGGTTATAATTACGGGATCAACAAAATCATCTGGAACAGGATTTACATTTAGCTGCGATAGTTGAACAACAGTAGGGTTTTCTGCTCCACAATTTTTACAAATAAGTAACGTGTGATAATCATCCCCATACGAGATTTCTCGTAATTTCATAATTAGATATAATTTATCAAGAGAAAGCAAATCCCCTATCTTAATATTTGTAGTACATCGTTGGAGAATCATATTTACAGGATCCTGATCTTTTCCCGCACTTACAATATGTTTTTCATCTTCAAATGTCATAGATCTAAGCGTGATGGGAGCACCAGGATCTTCCAATGTATAGACCCTATTTTCAGAAGGAAGTTCCACTTCTATTGCGGTGTCCGTAGGTAGATCCTTTAATAACTCATCAATAATTTTTTGTTTGGCTTCTGCCGTAGCAGGACTCTGTTCTAACATAAAATAACCTCCATGATTTTGGTTTACATGCTATAATAGTATGATGAAAATTCATGTAAATACAATAAATTCAAAGATTCAGACGGACAATCCAAAAATTTTAGAGGCATTATATGAATTATACTCCTTTAAGATTCCTGGATCTGAATATTCATTAGCCTATAAACGCAAAAATTGGGATGGAAAGAAGCACTTCATATCAAGGGTAGGAGTTTTTAGAACAGGATTATTAAATAGAGTAGTCCGTGATTTAAACAAGATTGATTGCACACCCCAAGTAATCTATTTGGCAAATTTACCTGATAACACTCCTAATAACTGGCAAATACAAGGATTCAAATATTACGATTACCAAGAAGAATTAATTCTAAAAGGGATTAATGGTAAACGAGGGGTAATTAAATCTCCCACAGGTTCGGGAAAGACTCTCATCATGGCTGGTTTAGTTAAAGCCCTTGCTGGGCAGAAGATGGTAATTTTATTTAATGCTAAACAACTCTTAAAACAAACTTATGATTTTTTTACTAAAGACTGTGGTTTGGATAATATTGGGATTTGCTTTGGGGAGGGTTATATTGACGGTGATATTATGTTGTGTACTGTTCAAAGCATTGAGAGGATCCTGGATACACACCTCAGAGAAGCAAAAGTCCTAATGGTTGATGAGTGCCATGAGTTTGCAAATGGCAAAACTACACTCGCTGCCATAAGCTCATTTCCAAATGCACAATATCGTATAGGCTTTACAGCCACACCTTCTTCCGATAAGATACCTAAATATAATCTAGAGGGGGCATTCGGCCCTGTGTGGGAAGTAGTTAGTACCGTAGATTTAATTGAATCAGGAAAACTAACAAAGCCTATAATACAATTGATTGAGCGATCATATACAGCTAGTGGTATGGATGAAGATATGTCCTACCCAGAAGTTTATGATGAGTACATCGTAAATAATGATTTACGAAACAAAGTAATTAGAGAGATTACAGATGACATCAAAAAACGATTTAAGCGAGCCCGTATACTTATACTTACCAAATCACTTGCTCATGGAAGAACCTTGGAAGACCTACTTGGAGAATCATGCGAGTTTCTTGAAGGGGTTAACTCCATCGGAGAACGGTATAAGGCTATATCTAGATTCAGAAGATCTAAATCGTCTAGCATCCTCATTGGCACTAAAATCCTGCAAACAGGGATCAACATTGAAGAAATCACACATTTCATTAACGCAAGAGGAATGAAGTCATTTTCTAGATAAAGAAAAATATCTTAGAGATCACTCCTTAGCTCGTCAACGTCACTATAAAAAAGAAGGACATAAAGTAATAATATTATGAGAACATCCCACGATATAAGAAAAAAGGCTTCGGCATTATCAGAAACCGATAAAAAAACTCTTCTAACTCTAATAGAAGAATTAAAATTTATTATAGATCATCCTAAAATAAATGAGGACATGCTAATAAAGCTAGGAAATATAAGTACAACAATTAATACTTTTAGAGAAAATTACATGTGGCGCATTCTTAGAGCCATTAAACAAAATCACATGCTAGACTAGCACGTAGCTATGCACCTTTTCAGCAGTGGGCCACGACGGGCCATCCCCATTTTTTTACTGTCATTGTTCTACCTCAGGTATAACTATTGTTGGGTTAGCTAATTTTAGTTTTAAACCCCAGTTTTCCATATCTCGCCTCGTCCATTGATCTTCTAATTTATTTGTTAGAGCTTCTAGTTTATAATTAATAGAATTTAATTCATTACTAATCCATAGAAGTCCTGTACATATAACTATTACTAAACCCAACGGCAGTAAAGTGTCTTTAGATATTATTGTTTTCTTTTCTGTCATTAAGCTAACCTCTGTACGAACAATGTCGAACTTTTCATCAATTGAGCATTATCTCCCGATCCCGAATTAATTGTTACTGATATGGGTTCAGTTGTCCTTACAAAACCCACCCAAGTTCCTACGAGATTGTGAGGATCAGTTACACTGTGTACTCTAATATTAAACCTATGAACTAGGGTTGAGCCCGTATAAAAGGACACAGTAATAGTTATGGCAGCAGCTACCTCTGTAACCCCAACAAATTCAACTTTATATACCCCATCTGCACTAACTTCTAATGTATTATCCGTATTATTCCATAGATAATACCCATCTTCTCCTCCACGACCCACAGAAGAGACTCCTTGAACTGAGGTTCCTGCTCCAAAATTAATTTCAGAAGTTCCTGCTGTACCGTCCCCCACCGCACTTAAGAAGCAAAATCCTCCAGGAGGAGATGGACAACTTAAACTAGCAATAGTAGGTAATGCTCCTGTCATAGTAGCTACTGAATTTTGAGAAGAAACAACAAGAGTTTTAGCAAACTGAGACCCACCACTCACATATAAATCCCCACCAACAGTTAGGTCAGTACTACCTCCTGAACTTAAGTCTGCGGTAAAATGTACTTGCGTTAAATTGGAGTTAGTTATTGCAATTGTTGGGGTACTAAAAGTTCCCCCAGCACCAACCCACAGCTTACCACCTTCATCCCATGTCGCAGATTGGTCAAAAACTTTAGTTATAGCTTGCTTAAGTTCATCATCAAGAGTTCCACTTGGGAATGTATCGCCCGCAGCTACACTAAAAGACGCTAAACCACTAACTATGGTAGAATCATCTGGGTCTGTTGAAGCATAAATCTGATCTCTTTGAACCACTACGACCCTCCACTAAACTGAACAGAGGCTGGACAAGTAGCTGCCGTCATAGCTTCATTTACTGATTTATATACCCTTACCCCTAATACATCACCCAAACCCCCCGCTGTAATAGCGGCTGGGAGTGCCGTCATAGCGGCTGCAAGGGTTAATGTTGTAGATCTAAAAATATTACATTTTCTATCGTAAATTCGTATCCCCCATCGAGGACCTGAGGAACTAATCCTATTAAACATTAACTTGTAATCGTTTCCTCTAGCTCCTGCTAATTCCCCCTTTAAATGAAAGGATATAGATCTATCTCCCGCCGAATCATAAAAGAGAGCAGCGGCGTTATTACTGGGAAGCCTTCCAGAAGCCTTATTTCCCATAAAATAAGGGTTTAATTGTCCAAAAGGAGAAATCCCAAATCTAGACATTTAATTTCCTTTAGGACGTTGGAAATCTCGGAGAGGATTACCCGTATAGACTTGTCCATAGTTTATCATAAGAAATAATGGTTCAGCCAAATACTGTGAAACATAAATAGTATCAACTCTATCCATATCAGGTAACAAAAGCTCAACAACACCTTTTTCCACAGTAGCAACTCCTCCTGGCACGCCACTTACTAAACCCCACATTCCCATAGCTGGGAAAATAGTGCCATCATTCTTCCCACTCGTAGCAATACTAGAGGCTGCAACGCTAAACCAATTACCTCCATCAGTGTCTCCCGACGCTGTTACAGAAATAAAATTTACCGGAAGCTTATTTCCTGTAGTATCTGTTAATGTAATTGCACTAGCTCCTAGAGAGTCCAAATATGCAACTTTCGAATAAGGCTTAAATTGTTGATTCATTCTTTTTCCTCTTTATCTTTCGTACTGAGTTCATCAGCAAGTTCGGCTACCATCTTCTCTAAATCTGAAAGCTCATCTGTAGCTTCCTCAGCAGATACGGGAGATTTAGATTTAGTCTCACCCTCTTCGGGAGAATCTTCTGTTTCTTCTGGTTCTTCTTTCGGTTCAGCCTCAGACGAATCTTTAGTTTCTTCCTCATCATCTTCTTTAGCAATAAGCTCTTTAGTATCAACATTCTCATCGGAGGGATACTCCTGGTCCTTAGTAACTAAAGTTTGCGCCTTTTCTTTTTTAAGGGCTGCTTTTACCTCGGTTAGATGCTCATCATCAAGAATAACGTTGCTTAATCTAATTATTCCTGTATCCTTAGTTTTTGAATCTACTAAAAGTTGATTATAACCTGCAATACTGAATAGTTCTCTAATGTAATCGTTTACATCAATTCCTTCTACTCCTGATTTAGTTTTGAATGCGATTGCCGCCTCAGATAATACCTGTTTTAATACGCTTCCTTTTGGGGATAGACGAGATAAAGCTTCGAAAATAACTATTTGGGTGTTAATAAGACTTTTAAAAGATATTGGCTCTTGTAGATTTTGAACATTTATTCCATATTTTTCATTCAAAGATTCGATAACCCCCTGTTTTACATCTTTTTTCATATCAAAAATCGTTGAAGCAAATTGTTGCACATCTTTTTCGGACACCCCAATACCATCCGTCTGAGCTAAACAATTAGTAAAAGTATCAAATAATGTCTTCTTGGAGGCCAGTGCAATATAAGGAACTTCCTCTAATACCTCACAAAAAGTATCAATAATATTCTCAGTATTTTCAAATATCATACTGGCTAATTTTCTTATTTTTGAGTTAGAGGCCCAGATAACTTCAAAGTCTTTTTTAGACTCAAGTAATTCCCTCTTAATAAGTTCCTGTCTACAAATCATTTCATAAATAGATTCAGTAACACCGTCTTTCAGAGTATAGGACTTATTTTCTAATAATTGAAGATAAGTTAATCTAGGAAAATTAAATGCATTCGAAACAGCATTAGAGAGATTGACCGCATTTTTAATTTCGGGAACCACTGAAATTTTATCAAAATTTTCTTTCAGAAATTGTACTAGTTGAGGGGTGACTTCTAATAAATTCTGAAATTCTTTTGATTCTACAATCTTTTCAGTAGACTGTAATCTGTGCTTTTTTTCAAATAATTTATCCTGTAAAGAATCGAGTTTTACACGGCTTTCCCAGAGAGATAGGAGGTCTCCGAAAGATGTATCAGCACTAGCATATTCATTAAAATAAATGTTCTCTACAAATGCATGAAGTTTTTCATTTACATAAGTATCAAATACTTTAGTATCTTCAAAAATAGACGAATCTCTAACATCTATATCCTTTAGAGTAATATTTTGATCTATCTTATATTTTCCACTAATTACCTTATTAGTTTGAGTTAGATAAGTAACTACTTCATTATGGCTATCAATAGAAAAAAGAGCTACATTCTCTCTTAATGATCGACCTATACAATCTCCTAGCTTTACTAAATAGGAAATTTTCCTATCTCTATCCTCGAATAAATTTGAAAACATAATAATTCTCCGTTCCTAAATTCCTACAGTTATATATGTTAGCTAATTACTAACTTCTTTAACTTTTTCTTCTTGTTTTTGAATTATTCTAGAAATAACAGACTTTTCTCTCTCTTCTAGAACTAAAATATCATTTAAATTGGACAGTTTGGGAACTACTTCCTCATTAGCTGTCGGCGGTTTATTCTCTGCGCTTTCCTGCCCTCCCGCCGCACCAGGAGGTGCTGTTGGTGCTGGTCCCGCAGTTGGGGGTGCTCCACCACCAGGAGGCAGAGGTGCCCCAGCAGGAGCCATAGATTCTTGTTGTTCCGCTGCCTCTTTCTGCTCCTGTTGAATCTCTTTCTTCATTCGTCGTACTTCTTCGTCTGTCATGTCATAGTATTCTTTATAAATCTCTTCTTGAGAGAATAACCCGAGTTGCTGTACAGCCTGAATAACTCTAGTTTTCTGTTCATCAAGATCTAATTTTCTCTTAGCAGACATATCAGAAGGCTCAGGTAATTGGATCCGTAATTTTTTAATTAAAGACGGAGCAAATCCCCTTAATTGTAGATGACGTTTTGCCATATTTTCTAACCCCGCTTCAATATTAACTTGAACCCTATGGATAGTACGAGCAAATTTAACGTCTAATTGAGACAGGTTAGCTTTACGCTCAGGAGATTGATCTTTTTCTACAATATAATCTTTAGGAACCTTTAATGCTGCGAGTAGTTTATCACGGTAGTAGCGCACATCCTCAATTTCTCCTAGATTAGTTGCTCCAGGGAGAGTATCAATTTTTGTACCCTTACCCCCCTTACTAGGGACATAATAATCTTCATCCATACTTAGTGGATTAAATCTCGCGTCCACCGTTCCCCGAGCAGAATTATAAAACTTTTCCTTCTTAAATTTTTCCTTAAGACGTTCAATATACATCTCAGCTTTACTAGTAGGAAGATTACCCGTATCTACATAGAATATTCGCCTTTCAGGAGCGCGAGTGAGACGATAAATAAGCATGGCATCTTCCATCTGTTTAAGAGACCGAAAAATTCTATGACATAACGCAGCAATAGATTTTCCATATGGATAAAAGATGGAATCAGATGTATGTAATCTATAATGAACAATCTGATTTTTATCTAGTCTAATATATTTAAGAGGTTTTTCAGCTAAGTAATTAGATCCATATGAAAAACTATCCTCATTAGGAATCTCTTGTAAGAAATTTTTCAGAAAACCAAATTCATTTTCAACTCTAAGAATAAAATTGGGATTTAAAATTTTAATCTTTTTTATTCCCTCTTCAGGTTTATTTACATTTAAAATAAGTTCTGTAAAACAGTCCCCATATTTTACAGTATTTCTCACTATATCCCATAAGAACCTGTCTAAACGTACCCTCTTAAAAAGATCCTCAAGTTCATCAACCACCAATTCACTCTCAGATCTAATAGTCCATTTCTCATTTCTTGGACCTCTTTGAGACGCATCATCGGCATAAATATCAAAGGAAGCCCCAATTTCAGGATATTCATCCATTTCCTCATAATCTTTATACCGTCTACGTCTGTTCATCTCCAACTGAGGTAGAATAGGATTCCTGCTAACTCCACCTATAGCAGGACCCCTATCTCCTGTATCCTTGATTACATCTGTATTGATTACAGTATCACCACCGTACCCTGTAGGCTGCCCTCCATCCATTAATCTTACAGCCTCAGCCTGAGTCTGAGTAGCAAAAAATTTAGCAAAGAATCGTCCTATAGGACCAGTGGGTGTAAAGAATCCCCCCACTCTACTACCAGTTCCTCCGAATTCTGTGTAGCCTTCTTCTAGAGGTTTTTTGTCTTTTATTTCATCAGCCATCGTAAATCTTCCTCAATTATCTCCCCATCCACAGTATTTAATCTAAATTTCCAATTTTTTGAGGGCATAGGCGGCGCGTCTTTGTGTGGAATTTTAGCAATATGTTCAAAAGGTGTCGTGTCCAATACATTTTTATATCCATGGACAGCCAAAGCCAAGCTCATAATTAAATCATCATGATGCCCCTTTTCAGCCTCAGGTCTTCCTTGATTTTTCATAATAAAAGTCATTAATTCGTCACATGTTCTTGTTGAGTTAATTTTGATTAAATCAGTTCTAAGAGCTTCCTCTAAATCCGCTAAAATAGTATCTCTGTTTTTTGCAGTTACCAAAAAACCTATATCATCTCTCTCATCATACCATAAATTTTCGTATTCATAAATATTAAAGAGCCAATCAATTAAATTATTTCCTATAGTATTACGCTCACAAATAACATGAGCTATGTTATATAGCATTCCCTCCTCTGCAATAATCTTGGCAAACTCATTTATTGGTGTTCGATTAGAATAAAATTCCGCTACTTGTTGTCCATTGTACATATTAATAACATGAAAAGCTGAATAATCTCTATCACGCCCCAACGCAGTATCACATGCAATTATATAATTATAAAATGGTTGAGGTTCTTGCCATACCCGCATTCTATTATTATATTTAATATCGTAATTTTCACTAGTTTGAGACGCTATCTCTTTTAATATATCTCCAGCAATATAAGTTTCGCCTGTTCCCAAGAAGGAACATTCATATTCCTGAAGCCATTGTTTCATAGGCATATTGGCTTTAGTAGTTTTCTCCCACGTATCAACATCAAGACCTTTGGATTCCATTTCTTTATAAAGCCACGAAAAACCGTCCTCCTGTCGTAGATATTCAGGATGCTCTTGCCAACGAATATCTATGGGATTAAATGAATTGACACCTTCTACAGCTTTTTGATAAACCTCATGATACCAATTACCTATACCATTTACGGTGGAAAGAACGAAGGCTCTACCCCCCGTAGAGATAATAGGATAAACAGCAGCCCAAATAGTATCAATATTTTCAATAAAGGCAGCCTCATCTATGATTAGAAGAGAGCCCGCTAGTGATCTACCCGACTGCCTACCAGAAGGCCGAGATTTAATAGTTGAATTGGTTCCTAATTTAAGGGTATGTTTATTATCCTCTACAATTCCTGGTTTAAGAAATTTAGGAAGTTCGTCATACATGAGTTTGATCCTATCCAGAACCTCCGTTGCCTCCACATCTCCTTTAGAAAGTATTACTACTTGTTTATGCTTTTGGAAAATTATTACCCATAATGCATAGCTGGCTGCGATTGTGGTACACCCAGCTTGCCTAAACTTTCTGAGGATATTAAATCTATTATTCTCTAGATTTTTAACTATACGATGTTGAAAAGGGTAGAGCTTAAATGGGACAAGCCCCCGTACAGGGTGGGTCACTTTAATATACTCAGAAATAAAGTAGATAGGATCTTCCTTACATCTCTTAAATTCTTCTAATAAATCTTGTTTTTCCATATAATTTCGATAAATACCTGCATATTATAGTACATGAGAATATTTGCTATCATATGTACTCGATCTACAGAGGAGGTTACTCCCGTAACCCATAAACTTCTCTCATTCTTTCATAAATGCGGTATTGAAATGCTTATATTATCAGGAGCTAACTCAATATTTAAAGCATATAACGGTGCATTTGAAAAAACTAACGCAAATCCCGACGATATCATAATAATGTGTCATGATGATATAGAAATTAGAGAAAATCCCACTACTTTTATAGAAAAAATTAAAAATACTCTAGATCGAGATATGGTAGCCTTCGCTGGCCCCGCAGGAACCACTTTTTTAGACAAAGATGCTATTTGGTGGGAACAAGGTAGGTGGAAACAGGGTTTCCATAAAGGAAAAGTTACGCACATTGATCCTAGGGGTCGGGAATACTTAACATCCTACGGTCCTCCTGACGATGTAGTGGTATTAGATGGTCTATTTTTATGTGCCAAGGCTGAGATAATTAAAGAAATAGGGTTAAATAAACCTGACTACTTTATAGGAGAGTGGGATTTCTATGACCTCTATTATACATCCTCAGCTTTTACAAAGGGGTATGTAAATACAATCATTGATATGGATATTGTCCATCACTCTAGAGGTGAATTAGTAGGTAGAGACTCCTGGCACCAAAATAGAGCCGCTTTTATCGAGAATGTTGAACTTCCTCTAAAAATATTTAAGTAGATTTCTTTTTAGAGGCATGCTTCTTTTTAGGAGCTTTTGGAGGGGCAGCAGCCTCTACAACTGGAGAAGCTACCTCTCCACCAGCGTCTAGTCCTAATTTTCTCCTTAAAACTCTAGCATGCCCACTCTTGGGGTTCATTCTCGATAAACGTTTTTCTAATTTTTCTCTATTCATATCTTTAGTCCTTTTCCATGTTTCTTTTTTGATTCTTTAGTAAAAAAAGCTTTGAGTTTCTTTTTGAGTTTCTCATTTTTTTCAAAATATTTAGGACCCTTATTATAAAAACTCTGCTTCTTTTTTTTCAAATGTTATTTATCAACTCCAGAGTAATAAGGAGGATTAGCAAGCCTAGGAGGCCAGAGAGACGCAGGGAGGCTGGCATGTTCTTCAACTGCCTCTACCCTTTTTGTACCTTCTGTTTCTAAAATCCAAATAGCTCCCCTCCAAATACCAAAAATACAACCC